ATGGCCGGGCGGATATGCCGCACCGCCGAAGAGGCCTTCCAGGCCGGCTGGGACGAGACGTGCGAGCACAACACCGACCCGGGCGAGTGCCCCGTGTGCGGGCTGACCGACACGGAGATCGCGCGCCTCGTCGTCCTGCTCGGCCACCTGGCGCTGCCCGCCCCGGCGCAGCGAGCAGCGGCCTGATGCGCGCCGCCGTCGGCGTCGTCTGCCGCTGGCTCTGCGGGACGTGCAACCACCGCAACCCCGTGTGGCGGTTCGAGTGCCGCCGCTGCCGGGCCCCCAGACCTCCCGGCACCTGAACGCGAAGAGGGCCCGCCGTGCACCCGGCGGACCCTCGGCCCACCGTCCCCCTGAGAGGAAGAAGAGGTGGACCCGATGCACACCAGCATCGCATACACCGACCTCGCACCCACGCGGCCGGCCTTCGTGCCCCCGCTCGACATCGCCCGCGCCCAGGCCCGCCACGTCCTCGACGAGGCCAACGCCCTGGACCTGGACGTCGTCGACTCCTTCGTCATCGCCCGCGAGTTCGGCGGCCTGTGTGAGGTCCTGCGCCAGGTCCTCGCCGCGCTCGACGCCGAGGACGGCCGCCATGCCTGAGCCCCTCACCGACGACGAGCTGGTCGAGACGCAGCGCATGATCCTCCGCCTGCCGAAAGGCCCGTGGAAGGTCGAGCCGTCCGACCATGGCCTGCCCGACCAGGTCGGCCCCATCGCTTTCCTGGAGACCTGGGCGGACAACGAGCGGATCCCCGTCGTGGAGTTCATCGCCTACGCCCGCGACGCGCTGCCCCGCTACCTCGGCGAAGTCTGCCGCCAGCGCGACCACATCCGCCGCCTGGAGCGCCGCATCCGCCAGCTGGAGTCCGGCCAGGGCGGTGAGCGCCGTGGCTGACGACCGCACCTTCCCCTGGGCGGCCGCCCTCGACGCCGACCAGCTGTCCGCGTTCATCGACGACCTGTGGGGCGCCGCCTCCGGCGACGACGACCTGGTCACCCTCGACGCGATCGAGAAGACCATCGCCGCCCACCGGCCCGACCCGGTGCACTGCCCGCTCACCAAACGGGAGCGGGCCGTCCTGACCGAGCTGGCCAGCGGCGAGACGCACCGCACCGCCGCCCGCAACCTCGACCTCTCGCCGAGCGTCGTGCACAACATCACCGCCGAACTCTTCACCAAGCTCGGCGTCCACAACATCGCGCACGCCGCCGCCGTCGCCGTACACCACGGCTGGCTGCCCGAGCTGCGCGTCCCCGAGCAAGTCCCGCCGCCCCCCGCGTTCAGCACCAGCGGATGGATCCGGGTGTACCGCGAGGCCGCAGACGAACTGCGCGCCGCCCCCGGTGACACCCAGGACATCGGCCCCTACACCTCCTACAGCGGGGCCTCCAACGCGGTCTGGCGCATCCGCAAGGGACTGCTCAAACCGTTCCAGCCGGCCGGTGCGTTCGAGGCCCTGGCCGCGCGCCAGGAGCGAGGCCACTGGTTCGTCACCGCCCGCTACGTCGGCGAGCCCACCCCAACCACCGAGGCAGGGACGCCGTCATGAGGTACGCGACCATCACCGCCGACGGTGAACTCTCCCACCACGACGGCCCGCTGGACTGGGCCGCGCTCATCGGGCCCGAGAGCAAGGCGCGCGTCAACCTGCCCGGCCTCGCCGTGGCCGGCTGGGTCAACGACGTCGGCCTCATCTACCCGAAGCGCTACCCGCGCAACGTGGTCGGCTCGTGCGTGCTCGCCGCCCTCGGCGCTCCCATCCAGCCGTACGCCGGGCGCGTCGTCGTCACCGGCTGGAACCCGGACAACACCTGGCGCGGCCTGCTGGAGATCGAGTCTCTGCCGGAGCCCGTCACCACGCTGGACACGGTCCACGGCGACGTCCTCAAGGCGCTCGCCGGACAGACCCCCCGTCAGATGTCCCCGAGCTGGGCTGAGCAGATACGCGAGATCGCGGACCACGTCCGCACCGCGCCCACCCCCGGCATCACCGTTCGGACGGTGAAGCTGCCATGACCACCCGCCGCCCGTTCACGTCATCCGCCGCCGCCATGGGCACGCAGGCTGCCGCGGAAGCGAAGGCAGGAGAGGGGCCCGTCCGTACCGCCCCGGTGACCCTGCCTGCGGGCGGCGGGACCCCCACGTCCCGTACGTCGTTCACGTCGCCCGCCACCGAGGACAGGACCGGTGCCGCGGGAGCGAAGACGGGCGAGCAGCGTCGCGCTACTCACGCTCCGCTGACCCCGCCTGCGCCGTACGGGAACCCGGCCGGTTCGGAGGCCCACGTCACAGCCTCCGGCCCGGCCGCCCCCACCGCCCGCCTGCTGCCGCCCGTCAGCAACCCCGAAGACCAGGAGATCACTGTGGAGCCCAACCTCCCGCGCGCCGACGGCGGGGCCGGCGAGTTCGTGGACCGGAACGAGGCCGAAGAGGCCGCGGTGCGTGACCTCACGGCGCGCGGCTACCGGGCCGTGACCAGCGAGCAGTGGAGCCGGCAGGGAGCACTGGATGTCCTGCGGGAGCAGATGCGGCGGAACGCGGGGGACCCGCGCCTGGAGATCATCGAACGCTACGCCGCCGCTCTCGCGGACCGGCTCACCGAATTCACAGACGTCTCGCAGCAGGACCTCGCCACGGTGCTGCTGGCGGCCGGCGCCTCAGTCGGATCCCTCGCGATCATGCAGCGTCCGCCCGGACCGATGCTGGCGGAGATCCTCCAAGCAGCCGCCGACGTGCTGGACCGGCGGGCGAACGGCGGTGAGCCGTCGTGAAGACGAGGAGATCGTTCACCCCCCATCCGGACAAGCTGACCGTTGGCCTCTGCCCGAACTGCGGCAAGGCCACCTACCGCACCCGGCGGGAAGCCAAGCGCGCGGCGCGCGGCATGTTCCCGGGCACCCATCACCGGCCCTTCCAGTGCGGCCAGCGGTGGCACATCCAGCTGCTGCGGGGTGAGTCCCGATGACCGCGCCCGCTCTGAAGCTGACCGTGTACGGAACGCCGGGCCCGCAGGGCTCGAAGAACCGCAACGCGGCCGGGGCGCTGTACGAGTCGTCGGCGAAGGTGAAGCCGTGGCGCGAGGCCGTGAAGACGGCCGCGCTGGACGCCCTCCACCACGACGACGCCTGGACGGCGCTGGCGGACGCGGTGTGGCTGGATGTGCAGTTCAGTCTGCGCAGGCCCAAGCACCACTACGGCACGGGCAAGAACGCCGGCCTGCTGAAGCCGGGCGCGCCGCCGTACCCGACCGGCAAGCCCGACCTGGACAAGCTCGTCCGCTCCACCCAGGACGCGCTGAAGGACGCCGGGGTCCTCGCCGACGACAGCGTCGTCGCCAGCCTCACCACCTCCAAGGTCTTCGTGCTCTGGGGCGATGCCCTGCGCACGCCCGGTGCCGTCATCAAGGTCTGGCGCCTGACCGACTTCCTGAAGGAGCCCACCCCGTGACCCAGCTCAAGTTCGACGCGAAGGTGTCGGCCAGCGCGCAGGAGGCGTTGGAGCCGCACATCCGGCCGGTGTACTCCGTGCCTGCCTCCCGGCGTCTGTTCATCGGCGAGTTCGCCGCGATCGAACGCACCGAGCCCGCGCCGGGCACGGAGAAGGAAGCGTCGGTCCGGGTCCGCATCGTCTCCCTGGAGCTGCCCAACGAGGCGCAGGAGGGCTACGTGCGGGAGGCGCTCAGGTTCCTGCACCTCCAGCGCACCGCGCGCGGAACCCTCGACGACGACGGCCAGCTGGAACTGGACGAGTCCACGCTGCGCCTGACCGGTGGTCAGCTCGCCTACCTGGAGACGGCGCGCCTGCGGGCCGCGATAGGCCACTGGGCGCAGTACGCGCGCCGTGTCCTGCACACCTCCGGCCTCACGGTCTCCGAGGTCCTGCACGAGATGAAGACCGTCGCGGACGGCCTGGCGGCCGGCCTCGACGGCGCGCGCGGCGACAGCGAGGACTGAGCCGATGCCCACGTTCCTCGCCGGCCTCGCGCTCGGCGGTATCTCCGGCGGCATCACCTACGGGCTCACAGCGGACGACCACCTCGCTGCCCTCGCTGCCGTCATCGCCGCCGTCCTCACCTGGCTCGGCATCGCGACCCTGCTGCTCTTCGACGACTGACCACCCTGGCCCCCGCCACCCGAGAGGAGGTGACCCCCATGCCCCAGCGCGTTCGTGTTCCGCTACGTGTGATCGCCGGCCTGTACAACGACGCCACCGTGTCCGTGTACGTGAAGATCGCGGCGCTGGACCGGAAGCGGACCGGCTGTGAGGCGGGGGTCGCCTACCTTTCCGGGCTGCTCGGGCTGGCGCGCTCCACTGTCGAGCGGGCGCTGACGCAGCTCATGAGGCCGGACCCGGCCGACGACATAGTGGAGCTGACGAGCCAGCAGCGCACGCTCCCCGGAGGGGACGGCGAGACAGCCGTACGCCGGATCCGCGCCACCGACCCGCAGCGTGAGCACGGCGGCTGGGTGCCGACCCGCGCCAGCGAGTCACTCAGTCCGCGACAGCTGCGCTGCTACGCCGCCCTGTCGTACGCGACGGCGACCGGCGTGCAGATCACCCTGAGCGAGCTGGGGCGCGTGCTGCGCCACCGGTCTGGCAAGCACGCCGGCGAGTCCCTTGACCCGCGCTCGGTGCGGCGGATCCTGCGAGGTCTGGAAGACCTGGGATGGATCAGCGTGGACCGGCGGGCGGGATATCGGGGCCGCCACGTCTACACCGTCCACGACGAGCCGGTGCAGGCGGCGCTGACTGCGGACACTGGAGAGGGGTCGGGTGGGGATCTTGGTGAGGGATCGCTATCAGAGGAACACCACCAGACTGACTCACCGGATGATCAACCGCCTACTGCCGTCTTGGGTATCCGCCGTAGGCGAGTGCAGGAGGTAGCGCGCGGGCCTGTGGAAAACCCTCCGCTCCCCGCCGCGCTGCGCCGCCCGTACACCGGGCCGCAGCTGACTCTCGCTCCGCGGATCTGGCGAGTCCTCGAACCGGTGAAGCCTTTGCTGCCCGGCCTGTCGCCGTACGTGGTGCGCGCGCTGGCCCGGGAGATCGGTCGCCAGCTGGACGAGGGCCAGGAGCCCGAACGGCTGCGCCAGCGCCTGGCGTTCCGCCTCGCGTCGACGGAGACGATCCGCGACCCGGGCCGGTGGCTGCTCGGCACGGCCGTCGTACGCCGAGGCTGCGGCCTCACCGCCTGCGAGTCCGGCCGGACCTGGCACACCGGGCAGCCCTGCGCAGGCTGCGCAGACACGCGTGCCGCCGACGTGGCGCTGCGCCGCCTGGCCGCCGAACTCGACGACCGAGAGCGGCAGATGGGCATCACCGCCCCCTACGTGCTGCCGCCAGGGAGGCCGCAATGACCGACGTCCCCCGTCCGGCCACCGCCCAGCTGCTCGCCCTGGCCGCAGCCGCACGCCCCGACTGGGCCACCGACCAACTCCGCGATGTCCTCGCACAGATCCGCTGCCGCGAGGACATGTCGGTCGGCCGGCTGATCGTCGCCGTCGCCCAGCTGATCGCCGACCCGCAGGCCGAACCCCCCGACCTGCTCGCCGCCCGCCCGGAACCCTGGCGCCACCGCCGCGACCAACCCGGGCCCGAGACCGCACACCGCGGGGCCGCCGCCGCACGGGCGGCCCTGCACCACAGATCCGAATCCGACTGTTCCTGAAGGGAGGCGATGGCGATGACCGCGACGATGCACATCGGCCGTCGCACCACCGGGCACCACCCTCACCGTCTGCGTGAGCGCTGGCAGGCGTTCAGGCTGCGGCGCTCCCGCCGCGCCCAGGACGCGTACTTCGCCGAGCTGCACGACGCGCTGCCGCTGCACGACCCCGACCGGCACGCGCTGGACGCCCCCGCCCTCGAGGCCGCGTTCGCTCAGCTCGCCGCCGACCACCCCGACAAGGTCACCCCGGCCGACGGCGGACTGGCCGCCCGCGACGCCGACCGCGAAGTCTTGTTGCTCGCCGTGTGCGACCGCTGGTTCCGCGAGGCCCACGCCGGCCCCGAGCGCCGCTGGCAGCCGTCGACCCGCGCCGCCTACGAGCGGCTCATGAACGACGTGCACTCTTGCTTCCACCCCGGCGGTGAGCCGTGAGCGCCACGACGACCCGGTTCGAGGCCGACGCCCGCACCCGAAGGGCGCTGGACCAGCGGCTGTTCACCCTCGTCGGCCGGCAGGTCAAGGAGATCCGCATCACGCGGGTGAACTGGCCGAACGGCAAACGCTGGGTCGCCCTGGTCATCGGCAGCACCGGGCGGGAGGTCCCCATGTTCGAGGGCGGCCTGCACCACCAGGCGGCGATCGTCCTGCGTGATGCGTTCCCTCACGCGAACTGGTCGCGCGCCCAGGACTACGACGTCGCCACCGGCGTCCTGTGCGAGCACGTGGTACGGACGCCCGCCAGCCTGGACCGGGACGAGCCGTGAGCAGGCCCGCCGCCCGCGCCCGGGTCGACCACCAGCACGCCGCCCAACAGGCACGCGAGATGCCCGGACAGTGGGTGCTGGCCGGAACGTACGGCAGCCGGGCCAGCGCCGCCGACGCCGCCCTCCACGTCCGCACCGGCAGAGACCTCGCCGCCTACCGTCCGGCCGGCAGCTTCGAGGCGCGACCCGAACTCACCCAGGACGGGGCCGACTTGTGGGTCCGCTACGTCGACCCGGCCGCGGTCACCGCACACGACTTCGCCGCGTCGCTCGCCTCCGGCCTCACCGAGGACTTCGCCGCCTTCTCCCGCCGCCTCGACGCGGCCACCCCCGACACCACCCGGAGACCCTCATGACCGCACCGAGCATCGTGCGCCGCCTGCGCATCCGCCTCGAGGAGGCGCAAGCCCAGCGACTGCGCACCCAGCTCGCCGCTGAGCAGGCCCGCACCCGCCGCCTGGAGCAGAGAGTGGCCGACCTCCAGGCCGCGAACGAAGGCGCCTACCGCGAGCTGCGGGAGGCGACCGGCGGCCCGCAGTTCGACGAGGCGCAGGCGTTCGGCCGCTGGCCCGCGAAGGGCGGCGCAGCATGATCGAATACGCATTCCTCGCCCTCGGCACCGGAGGCACGGCCGCCGTCGCCTACGCGGTCGCCCCCGCCGGCCGCGGCCTGCACCGCTACACCGTGCCCCGCTCGAAACTGCGAGCCATGGCCGCCCGCGCCGAGGCCGACGCCAGCGAACTGGCGGAGCTCCTCGACAGCGTGTGTGACGAGCGGGACAAGCTCGCCGTCCACTACGGGCAGGTTCGCGCGCTGCTCGGCAAAGCCGAACGGCTCGTCGCCGACGCCGAGGACGAGGCCCGGCAGTTGCGCGAGGCGAACGCCGAACTGAGGGCGCGGCTCCTGGCCGCTGTCCGGCCCGTACTGGCGGTGACGGCCGTCCCGATCCCGGCGACGCCCACCCCGTCGGACGTGGCCATGCCGCTGCACCGCGCGCCGTTCGCCATCAGCCCGACCTCGAAGCCGAGCTGACCTTCACCCCGCCCGCCGCCCGGATGCCACCGGCCGGGCGGCGGGCGGCAACACCACCACCTCTGCCTGGAGCACACCGTGAAGAAGAAGCCCACCCCGATCAAGTCCCGCCTCAACACCACCGCCCTGATCGCCGTCGTCGCGGCAGATCTCGGTGTCCCGCCGGCGCAGGTCCGCGAGACGGTGATGACCACGTTCGACGTCATCGCCCGCGCCACCGCCTCCGGCCACGACGTCGCCGTCACGAACTTCGTCACGTTCGCCTCGCGCCGTGTGAAGCAGGCCAAGAGGCGCAACCCGCAGAACGACGAGCCGGTCATCGTGCCCGCGCACCAGGTGCTCCGCTTCCGCGTCTCCGACCACCTCGCCTCCGCCGTCCGCCGCCGCGACCGCAAGGTCACCATCCGCAAGGCCCCCAAGGGCTCCAAGACCCCGGCGGCGGAGTGACCCATGGGCAACTACACCGGATCCGTTCCCGACACCGCGGCCCGCCGCTACGACTGGATGGAACGCGCAATCTGCCGTGACGAGCGCAAGATCTTCGACGCCCCGGCCCGCGACCACGAGGCGCGCACCATCTGCGTGGCCCGCTGCCCCGTCCGCTCCCAGTGCCTGGCCTACACCAAGGCCTCCGAGCGCGGCCTGCACCGCGACCAGCGGGACAGCGTCGCCGCCGGCCTCACCCACTCCGAGCGGCACCGGCTGGACCCCGAGTCCTTCCACCGCCAGGGCGACTCGGCACCGATCACGTTCACCGGTGGTGAGCGCTGCGGCACCCACTTCGCGCTGCTGCGTCACCTGTGGCTGGACGAGCCGATCGACTCCAAGTGCTGGAGCGGCGAGGTCATGCGGGAACGAGACAACGCCGGGCGCGCCCGCACACCGGGCGGCCAGGACGACCAGCCCCCGGCCCCAGCGAAACCCGCCCAGCAGCCGGCCGTGCAGGCGCCCAAGCCCCCGCGCGTGAAGGGCGGCACGCCGCACGAGCGCCGGGTGTACCGGCTGTGGGCTGAGGCCTGCACCGACCTGGAGATCGCTCGCCGCATGGGCGTCAGCGTCCTCGAGGTGCGGCGCGTCCGCGAGCGGCTCGGGCTGCTGCCGCACGACCGGATGGCCACGGCGTCATGAAGGTCCGCGCCGACGTCGCCGAGCTGCTGCGTGAAGGCCTCTCCAATGCGGAGGTCTCACGCCGTACCGGCGTCCACCCGGTCAAGGTTAGCGACGCCCGTCGGGCTCTGCGCCTGCCCGACTATCGCGACATGCAGCCGGGCTACGTCGCCCCGCTCAGCCGCCGCGAGCACGGTACCCGCGCCAAGTACGTGGTGGAGAAGTGCCGCTGCCCGAAGTGCAAACGGGCCAACCGTAGCGAAGACAACAAGCGCAGCCGCCTCCAGGCGTACGGCCGCTGGCAGCCGTACGTCGACGCCGAGCCTGTCCGTCAGCACGTCCGCGCATTGGAGGCGTACGGCATCGGTTGGAAGCGCGTCGCCAAGCTGGCTGGCGTCCCCGCCAGTGTCGTCAGCAAGCTGCTGTACGGGGCGGCCTATCGAGGAAGGGGCCCGTCCAAGGGACTGCGCCCCGACAATGCGGCCAAGCTCTTGGCCGTTCAGGCGGTGCCAGAGAACCTCGCCACCGCTGTCGACGGCACGGGCACCCGCCGCAGGCTCCAAGCCCTGATCGCCGGTGGCTGGCCGCAAGCCCAGCTCGCCCGGCGGCTCGGCATGATCCCTGGCAACTTCGGTGCGCTGCTGCACGCGAACGCCGCCGGGGTGCTCCCCGGCACGGCGCGCTCCGTCGCCGCCCTGTACGACGAGCTATGGCGCGCTGACCCGCTCGAACACGGCGTGCACCCGCAGGCCGCCTCCCGCGCCCGCAACCAGGGCCGCACTAATCAGTGGCCACCGGTCGGCGCATGGGACGACGACACCATCGACGACCCCGCCGCCACCCCCGACTGGACGGGCCAGTGCGGCACGCCGGAGGGCTACTGGGTGCACCGTCGGCGCGGTCTCCTACCCGCGTGCCATCGCTGCCGGGACGCGAACACGGCCGCGAAGAACGCCCGCAAGGCGGTGGCAGTGTGAAGAACGCCGAGGCCGCCTGGGTATTCGAGCACGTCATCATCGGCTACCACGACGCCAACGAGACGAACTGGTGGTGCGGCCCCGACCAGTCCGACGACCGGCTGATCTGCGTCTGCCAACTCCCGTGCACCTGGTGCCGGAGCGGGCAGCACGATCGCTGCCGGAGGTTCCAGGACCGGCAACGGGCCCTGGTGACACGGGCGGGCGGGGACGGCGAGTGTGCCCCGTTCCGGCCCCTCGGCTACGGCCCGGCAACGCACCTGCGTGCCCCGGCACGGTGGCGGCCACCGGGACCAAAGCGCCCCCTGTACGTGCCGGTGTGGCTGGCCGACAGGGTGTGCCGCTACCTCTGCGACTGCGCCGTCTGCCGCCCGACGCAGGCCATCCCGCCGACCTCGCCACGGGCCTGGGACCACGGCGTGCTGTTCGACCTGGGGGTGCCGTGACCTCGACCTGCCCGCGCGGCGGCTGCGACGCCTACGGCTACTGCCCCTGCGCCGAAGACAAGCCGCCTGACGAGGACGCCCTGCGCACCGCGGACGACGTCACCGCCGGCCGGGCCCTCGTCGACCAGGGCCGCGTCCGCGACATCAACACCCTCCCGCCCCTCGACGCCTACGAACCCCCGGAGCCACCGTGTCCATCCTGAGTGCCGCCGGCCTCGCTCTCGTCCTGTGCGGCATGGCGGCCAGCCTCACCGGCCGCCTGCCAGCCCACCGCGTCAACGGGCTGATGGGACTCGGCAACGGGCTGATCAGCCTCAGCAGCATCAACCGCGGCGAATGGCTGTGGGCGCTCCTCAACGCCAGCGCCTGCGCCGTCTGCCTGTGGCTGTGGTGGCACGGAGGCGGAGGCGACGACACCCGCCGAAGACTCCGCTGTCTCCGCCGCCGCTTCCACGGCGTACGCCGCACAGCACCCGCCACCGCATGAAAGGCATCCCCATGTCCACCCTCGTCTGGCTCGCGTTCGCGGCCGGCCTGCTCGCCGTGCTCGTCCTGCTGCTCGGCGCGTCCGACGCTTGGTTCTGCGGGCTGCTCGCCCTGTGCGCGCTGCTCGGCGGTGCCGACGCCGCCTACCGCGAGCGCACCGTCGCCGCGCTCGCCCTGCTCCTCGGCGGGGCGATGCTCGCCGGCGCGGCCGTGTACGCCGTCGTCATCGCCAGCCGCGAGCGGAGCCCGCGGTGACCCAGAACCAGGTCCTCGCCGTCGCCGCGATCGGAGGCCTCGCCGCCGTCCTCAGCCTCATCGCCATCGTCGGCCTGGCCCTCACCGTCCACGCCGCGGCCGCCCGCATCGTCGACCTGCGCGAGGCCCGACGCGAACGGCGCCGGGCCGCTCGGCAGACCGCCGCCGACCTCGCCACCTGCCAGGCCATCACCGCGCTCGGCACCACCACCGAACAGGACAGCGAATGAGCAGCCATCCCACCTTCCCCGAGACCTTTGTCGTCCAGCGCGACGAGGACGTCAGTGGCATCTCCGGCGAGGGCATCGTCGCCGAGGGCGCCCGGTTTTCCGACGGCTGGGTCGTCACCCACTGGCTGGACCAGCCGCCCATGCACGAGCCGAAGACCGACGTCTGGCACAACAAGGGCACGGCCCCCTTCGACCGCGTCCACGGACACGGCGGCCGCACCCGCATTCTGTGGGCCCACGACATAGCCGCCGCCCGCCGCAAGGCCCTCGCCACCGTCGTCGACGCCTTCGACGTACCGCCCGCCATCCTCGGCACCGACACCGAACTCACCTACTGGCGCGCCCAGATCGAGCGCATCCTGCTGGAGTCCTGGACGGAGCGGAAGGACGTCGTCGACCACCCGGAGAGCCACTGCGCCCGCTTCGCGGAAGCCCTCACGCCGCTGCTGGCGCGGCTCGTGCGCCAGCGCGAGCACACTGCCCGCGGCCGTGACCGCGCTGAGCGTGCTGCCGGTCGGGCCTACGTGCTCGCCGACCGGTGGTCGGCTGCTCACGGATCCGCGATGTTCCTCGTGCGGACCGCCGGCGCCGAGCTGCGCGACGAGTTGGACGACTCGGAAGCCGCGGCCGGGGGAGTCGTCCACTTGCAGCCGACCGCCCAGGCCAGCGAGCCGGCCGGGGTGGACGAGGTCGGGCCGGCCGCTGAGTGCAGCGCCCAGTACCACGGCCACGACACCGGCCCGCGCCGGTGCATCCGCGCTGCTCAGCATCGCGGCGACCACGTCGACGAGAACGGCTTCCACTGGTCCGACACCGTGGCCGTCTACCCGGTGATCACCCAGCAGGAGACCACCAGCCGTCCAGCGATGGATCCCGTGCACATCCTGGGCGTCGACGCCCCGACCACGGTCATCACCCGCAGTGGGCGGGACACCTTGACCCAGGCGCTTCGGGAAGCCATCGCCGCCTTCCGCCGTGTGTACGACGAGACCACCCGCACAACCGTCGGCTACATCTCCAACCCCGTCCATCCCAGCGACTTCGACCGCTGGGGCGCCGCCCTGGACGGCACCGACCAGTTCGGGGCCAACGACAGTCAGGCATGTCCGTACTGCACCGGCGGCCCGCAGATAATTCGCAGCGAGCTCGGCGTGCACGTCAAGCAGAAGCACGCCCGCGTCCTGGCCGTACTCGCCAACGGCGGAAGCCTCGACGCCTGGCTTGCCGATCCCGAAGCCCGCTGCACCCTCCCGCACGAAATGGAGGCCTGACCGTGGCGAACCCCGACCGCCCGTGCCCGCACGAGAACTTCGACGCCTTCGTCGAGGTGAACCGGCTCACCGCATCCGACGACGACCCCACGGTGGTCGGCTACTCCGCCGACATCAAGGTCCGCTGTCACGACTGCGACGAACCGTTCCGCTGGACCGGAGTCCCGGCAGGTCTCTCCCCGCGCGAGCCGATGTGCAGCGTCGACGAGACCGAGCTGCGCGCCCCGCTGCGCCCGGCCTCAGCCGACCCGGACTTCGGCCTTGGCTTGCCCGGCTTCTCCGTCCGCTACCGGGAGTCCTGACCATGGCTCAGCGCATCAAGGCCCCGCACGTGCAGAACTTCCTCGAGGCCCGGGGCTTCGAGCTCTCCGAGTTCGAGGCCGGCACCTGGGACCCCGGCATCCGGGTCGCCCAGGCCGGGCCCCGCATGGCCGCCGTCTACTGGGACGGGCCCGGCGAGGCCGACCAACTGGACGCCATCACCGCCGAGCTGCGCGCCGTCAGCTACCACGTCGTGCCCACGCAGCAGGACCGCGGCGGCCGCCGCCGGCTGGAGGTGACCCGCCCGTGAGCGAGCGTCTCGTCATCGACTGCAACGAGCTGTGGGAGAGGACGGTCCAGCAGCCGGGCCTGCTGGCCGACGTGCAGGCCTGGCTGCGGGCGAACAGCATCGACGCAAGCGACGTGCCCGTGCACTCGGAGATGGTGATCGAGGACTCCGCGTTCGGGATGGTCATCCGCTACACCGCCTACCTCCGCGACGAGGACGGCAACAAGTACCTGGACCCGGCCGACCCGGACTGGCCCGCCTCGCAGGACCGCACCGCGGTGCTCCGTGTCGCCCCGCCCGCCGACTGGCTGACCACGACGGGCGGCGAGCGATGAGCATGCCGACCGAGGAACTCCGCGCTGCGGCTGCCCGGCTGCGCGACAACCGTAACTGCGACGGGCGCCGCGTCGACTGCGACAGCCGCGAACTGCTGGAGATGATCCGCGTCCTGCTGCGCGCCCGCGAAGCCCTCGCCGACTGGCTGGACTCCGCTGCCGAGGTCGCCATGCACATCGCCCCCATCGGCCCCGACCGCCACGCCCTCGCCGTGGCCCGCGCTATCAACGGCGCCGCCGAACCTGGCCCCGGGCGGGACGGCCACATCGAGGACCGGCTCAGCGGGCGCTCCCTGTACGGGCAGCTGCGGCGCGCGGCGGGTGAGGCCTTGTGACCGCGCACCCCGGCGACGTCATCGCCCAGCACCCGGCCGCCTTGGAGGTCGCGCTCGCCGCCGCGGACGCCGGCCTGCGGGACCGGCACGGCCCCGAGAACTCGGTCACCCCCTGGTACCTCGCACCCATGGGGCCGACCGACCACATCTACCCGAACTGCCCCGGCCTGCGCCGCTCGCTTCGCGCGGGCGAAGAGCCGGCCGAAGGCAGCGGTGCCCTGTACCCCGACGCCGGCGACGTGTGCGGCTGGTGCCGCCGCGTCTGGCACGCACGACGTAAGGAGAACACCGATGGAAGCTGAGAAGCGGGTCGTCACCGTCGACCGGCACGAGTGGACGCTGAAGACGCCGGCGCACCACTCCGAGGTGGAGAAGGCCGTGGCGGTCGCTGAGCACGACCGGGCGCGGCTGGCCGCGAGGGGTGTACGGACCGGCGACGTCCACGTCCAGGGCGACGACACCGGGCTGGTCGTCAGCTTCGAGGCGGAACGGCCGAAAAACCCCAAGCGGGCAGCCCGTGGGTTCTCCGTCGACGAGACGGAGGCCACCGATGTCTGAGCCCCGCCGCATCGACTGCTCCGAGCGGTGCGAGATCCCTGATGGCGTTGACCTGACTGAGGTGCCCCGCCCGCGGCACGCCTGGGGCGACGTCATCCACTGCCCGAACGACGGCTGCGGGAAATCATTCCTGGTCGTGAAGCAGCCGGAGGCCGCAGATGGCTGAGCCCCACGAGCGGCACTACTGGCTGCCTGGCGGCACGTCGCGGTGGCAGCGCTGCGGCATCCGCGGCTGCACCGAGACCCGGCACCGGCCGCTCCGGGACGGCGGCGTTGACGGCGGCAGCCCACTGCGCTGCCCGAAGACGCCCGACGGCGAACACCAGTGGCAGCCGATCAGCTTCGTCTTCGAGACGCAGATGCTCGACAGGGAGGGCCGGGTGCAGGTCCGCCAGCCCCTCATCGACGACGGTCGCGTCTACGCCATCTGCATGCCGTGCCGCTCGCACACCTACATCGTCACCGCCTGGGTCGGCTACTACCTCGGCTACCCCTACATGGAAGAAGAGGAAGATCGCCGTGCAGAGGCATGACACCGACGAGCGGTACGTGTGCGTCATCCGGTCCACGACCGACGACGACGGCAAGGCGGCCTGCCTCATGACGTGGGGGGCCCTCCGCGTACTGCTCGCCCCGCCCGTCGTGCTCACGACCGCGCGTGACCTGATGGCGGCCGCCATCGCAGCGGAGACCGACATCGCTCTGATCGAGACGTTCCGCCAGGACTTCGGCGCCGATGACCAAGTGCTCGCGACCGTGCTCTCCCAGGTGCGCGGACGCCGGCCCGCTCCCTCCGGCGAGTCCGCCCTGCGCATCAAGGCCGTCGCGGGTGCAAGGACGGGCCGGCCGTACGTGCACGTCGCCCGCGGCTCCATGAAGGGGGAGTTGAGTCCCGACGAGGCCCGTGAGATGGCCCTTCACTGGATCGAGGCCGCCGTCGCCGCCCAGATCGACGTCCGCTTGCGGTACGCCCTCGGCGAGTGGGACCGCCTCAACCCCGTCGAGATCGAAGAGCTGTTCACCCTCATGCAGGAGGTAGCTCGGTGAGCACCCTCGACGAACTCGTACGTGACCTGCTTGACCGCTGGACCGGCGACGAGGAGCGCCCCGGCGACGGCGGCCCCGGCCTCATACCCCGGCTCGACGAGCTCGCGCTGCGCACCGCCCAGCCGCGCCAGGCCGGCGGACGGTCGACGCCCGGCTCCCGCCCGCCGGGCTCCTTGGATGCCGTGCACTGGGCGACCGCCATCAAGGCGCAGGCGCGGATCCTCGACATGGAGCTGCGGGCGTCGGCGCACATGCAGCGCTGGGACCGGGCACTGAAGGCGCTGCCCGCGGGGGCTGAGGCGACGGGCCGGGTGGGTGAGGTCGCGTCCACCGTCGGGCGTTGGCACTCGACGTGCCGGACGATCCTCGGCTTGCAGGCCCCGTCCCGGCTGATGCGGGGGGTGGTGTGCCTGGTGTGCGGGACGGCGGCCATCCACTGCCGGCCGGACGACGACCGGCCGCGCGCCTGGTGCGTGAACCCGGGCTGCGTGGACGAGGACACCGGCCGTCCGGCCCGGTACGAGGGGAGTCGCCTGTACCTGCTGACGACGTCGCGCGCGCCCGCGCGCTGACCGCCGGGGTGTCGGCCAACAGGTGCTGGGGGTGGTGAAGTTGTCAAAGAAAGTGCGACTCACCCATTGTGGAGTCTCGTACTTTCTCGTACAGTATTTGACATGGGGGTTGGTCCCGATCCCCTCACCGCACAGGGGGTGCTGACCGTGACCGCACAGATCAGCCGACGGATCACCGTCGCCGAGTTCCTCGTCCGGCGCGGACTCCCCGCTGACTGGCCGTACGGCAGCCCGCTCGGTCGCGTCGCCGCCCGCCTCTACCGCGAGGCGTACGGACACGAGCCCAGCACCGCGTTCCGGGTGATCCACGGCCGCTTCCGCAGGGTCATGGCCTACCGGTCCACCGAGACGCACATCCTGACGTCCGCCTGGGAGCTGTACGGCTCCACCGCCGGACAGTTCGCTGCCCGCCCTGCACAGACCCGTCGCACCCCGGCGGGCTGGCCGGGCAGCGCCGACTCCATGCGGTGGACCCCGCCCGGCGGCCCCGTCCGCAGCCACCCGTAGAGGGGGGAGTCATGTCCGACACGCTGTTCCGCTCCATCGACCTCATCGCGCCCGGCGACCTCGTCGTCTACCACGGCTCCATCGCGGACGCGCACGGCCTGTGGCTGGCCATCCCCTGCCCCTGCCTGATCTGCATGGCGCTCGACGACGCCGGTATCCCCGACGTTCGCTTCGCGCTCATCGACCCGTGGGGCGAGATCAGCGGCCTGATCCACGCCCGCCGCCAGTCCATCACCCGCTCCGCCGCCTGCGGCTGAGCCGTCCTGTCCAACCCCGGGAGGGGGCACCCGTGACCACCACCGACGTCAACACCGCGTTCGCCGCCGAGAAGACCCGCCAGATCGAGACCGCCCGCCAGCGCGAGCGTGCCTTCCAGGCCCGCATCGACCGGGGCGAGATCCGCCCCCTCGGCGGCAACCGCTTCGAGGTCCTCACCGGCTGGGACCGAGGCGAGACCTTCACCGTCTCCCGTAACTCCCTCGGCGAGATCGCCGCGATCACCGCGAACCACGGCCTCGACTCCCGCGCCGACGGCACGATCGCCCTGTACGCGTCGTCCCCGGCCTGGCACGGCCTCGGCCAGATCATCCCCGGCGGCACCACCGACATCGACGACGTCCTGAGCAAGGGCGGCCTCGACTTCACCGTCACCACCGTCCCCGCCCTCTATCGGTGGGACGGCGAACTGCGCGAGCACCCCGACCAGTTCCACACCGTCCGCGAGGACACCGGCTCACCCCTCGGCGTCGTCGGCCGCCGCTACGCCCCGATCCAGAACCGGCAGGGCTTCGAGTTCCTCCAGGAACTGGTCGGCCGCTTCGACGTCGTCTGGGAGTCCGCCGGAGTCATCCGAGGCGGGCGCAGGGTGTTCATCTCCATCCGCCTCCCCGAGACCGTCACCGTGGACGCCGACGGCATCAACGACACCGTCGTCCCCTACGTCGCCGTCATCAACGACCACTCCGGCAACGGCCAGTTCCAGTGCATCGTCACCCCGTGGCGGCCCGTCTGCGCCAACACCGAACGCTTCGCCGTCCGCGACGCCGTCACCCGCTGGGCCGTCCGCCACACCGCCGGAGCCACCTCCCAGATCAAGGAAGCCCGCCGCACCCTCGGCCTGTCGATCAAGTACTTCGACCACTTCGCCACCGAGGAAACCGCCCTCGCCCGCACAGACATCGCCGTCGCCGACTTCCACCAGGCGATCACCGACCTGTGGCCCCTCGACGACGACGCGTCGGACCGCACCCGCACCAACCACGCCGCCCGGACCAGCGCCCTCGACGACGCCTTCCGCACCGAGACCGAACGCGTCGGCCGCACCGCCTACGCCGCCGAACGCGCCATCACCGGCTACCTCGACCACGTCACCCCCCGCCGCCCGCCCAAGTCCATGACCGAAGAGATCGCCCGCGCCACTGCCGCCCTCGAAGGGGCCGACGACGACACCAAGAGCAAGGCCCACAAGCGGCTCCTGCTCCTCACCCGGCGCTGATCCCTAGACCGGCGGCCGGAGACCTCCCCCTCTCCGGCCGTCACCCAAGGGCCGCGCCCCGCGCTCCCCCCGCTGCCCCGGCGGGGCGCGGCCCCCACAACTCAACATTGACACGCTGTAGCTCAGTTGGCAGAGCGAGGATCTTATAAGTCCTGGGTCGTGGGTTCGAGTCCCACCAGCGTGACTCCAAACGCCGTTCCATTCGCTGGAGTTGCGATGATCGACACCAAGGTCACCCCCTACCCCCAGACGCCCGCCGAGGTGGCGGCCGCCGTCCTCGACGGGATCGAGGCCAACGAGGCCGCGTTCAGCATGCACTACTGGGTGCGCACCCCGGTCAGGAGCCCGTTCACCCCGGACGACGAGCCGGCCTGTGGCACCACGATGTGCGCGGCCGGGTGGGTCGCACACGTCACCGGCTGGACCCTGGTCGACCTGCCCGAAGACGCGGACGAGGTCGACCTGACCAGCCGCGACGAGGACGGGTTCGAGTACGAGACCAGCGCCGGGACCTACGCCCAGAGGGGCGGAGAGCGGCGACTGATCAGCGACGTCGCCCGCGACGCCCTCGGCCTGCGGGAGCACAACACCTTCTGGAACGTGACCGGCGAGACGGCCCTGCGCCGCTTGCGCGAGATCGCCGGCCGCTGACCCCGCCGGACGCCCGGCGGCCGGACACGCGACCTGCGCCCAGCGCATCGACTCGCTTCCCGCCGCCGGGCCCCAGCGCCCGTACCTCAACGTCAGTGCCGGTTCAACTCCGGCCGGGCGCACCAACTCAGGCCCTGACAAACCGGAAAGACCACGATGACCCTGACCTGGACGCCGACCACGCTCGCCCTGGTCGACGATGACTACGACCGCGTCAACGCCTCCGACGGCCGCTCACGCTTCGGCGCCTATCTCGCCCAGCACCCGCGCGACTTCGAGGCATGGGCCCCGGAGGCGCTGAACCCGTCGGAGTTCGCCGCCGCAGCGTGGCGCATCGCCACCAGCCCGGTCATGTCGCCGGGCTACGTGCGCACCCGCCCCGACCTCGCCGGCATCACCACCGGCTTCGCCGAGGACGGTCCGGACCTCGTGCTCACCGTGCGCGTGCCGGTGCTGCACAGCGACCTGCACGTGCGGCTGCCGTACGAGTGGCGGGACTGGCAGTCGAGGAACTACCGCCACGACGGCTCGTTCCCGGAGCGGGAGGCCCCCGACGACCGGCACCCGGCGGTGCTGGCCACGGCGGAGGTGCGCGTCCCGATCGACGAGGCGCTGCTGCCGGCACCGAAGCACCTGCGTGGCCCCGGCCTGCTCGCCGACGCCCGCGAGGCGGTGTTCACCCTGGCCGAACTGGTCAACGACAAGGCCGGTCCGGTCGTGGCCCGGCTGCGCGACCTGCAACCCGCCAGGGCGCGACAGCGATGACCGAGCCCCATAGCGCCGCTCCCGCGCGCACCTGCCACCACGTCATCGCTCACTGGACCACCGACGAGGAGCGGCAGCAGCTCGTCGCTGCCCTCGCCTACGCCCGCGACGTCGGCGACGCGCAGGCCCTCCCGCTGCTGATCGCGCAACTCACCCAGCCCTGCGACGCCCGCACCCCGAAGGACCCCACCTCATGATCGTTGTCATCAACCCCGGCACCGGACCGGTGCCGCAGGCCAGCGAGGCGCACGCCGCCACCAACATCACCGTCTTCGCCGACGACCTCCGGCGGGCCGGGCTGGGCGTGGACAGCTGCGAGCGCACCCCGGCCGCCGACTACGGCGACGGCCGCTACGCCTTCACCATCGCCATGGCCGACGGCCGCAGCATCGAGATCCAGATGCCCGGCCTGCCCGTCGACCAGGTCCGCTTCATCGACGGGGACAGTCAGAACATCTGGCACTTCCCGCGCCTGTACGTCGACGGCTCCTCCTGGGTCTGGAAGTTCGCCCTCGGCGCGTGCGAGCCCGACGACGAGGACACCGACTGATGGCCGCCACCCCTCCTCCCACGCCACGCGCCGTCCCGTGCCCGCCCGCCCCGGGCGGCTGCGACGCGCCCGCCGGCCAGCCGTGCACGAGCCACAGCGGCACCCGCGAGCGCCACACCTTCCACCGCGCCCGCACGGCCTCCTGGGAGACGGCGCGCCTCGAAGCCGTCCCGGCCGCCAAGCTCGTCGCCGACGCCGCGAAGCTGCGGCGCGGCATGCACGGCGCGCACGCCGCCGAGCTGCTCGACGCACACGGGCACACCACCGAAGCCGAACGGATCCGACTCGCCGTCTCCGACCGCAACGGGCTGCTGTCCGCCAAGCAGGCCGCCGAACTCCTGGTCGACGACGCCGAGAGGGGCGAGAGCCGGTGAGCGCCCGCGACAAGCTGACGCCGGAGCAGCGGGCCGCCCTGGCCCAGCAGATCGGCGACGCGCAGCCCGCCCGGAACTCCCTGCTGATGTCCTTCGGCACGTCGGTCCAGGACCGCCGCCAGCACGACCACACCACCCAGCGAGAGGACTGGTACTGCCTCAACCTCGCCGCCTACATGGGCGAGCACGCGGCCCCAGTGCTGCGCCGCCTGCTCGACGCCGAGGCCCGTGCCGAGCGGTACCGGATCGCGTGGGGCATGGCCCGCTCTCGGGCGATCTCTACGGGCGGTGCAGCCGACCGATACGCGGCTCGCGCCCGGGACGCCCAGGAGGTCATCCAGCACATGCTGTTCACGGTCATCGCCGGGCAGATGGCACTGCACCAGGCCAACCGAGAACGGCAGGAGCTGCGGGAACGGGTTGCCGAGCTGGAGGCAGAACGAGGTGAGCCTCAGTGACCGAGCCGCTGAGCCCCGAACGGGAGCAAGAGATCCGCGAGTCCATCCCGACCGTGTACGGCCCGCCCTGGACGCTGCACCCGAACTGGGAGGACGGCACCTGGCGGGTGATGTACGCGACGGACCACCCGCTCGCCGGCCTCGTCGCCACCGTGCCGGACTACGGCGAGCACCTCGCCGAGTTCATCGCCACCGCCAGGGCCGCCGTCCCCGAGCTGCTCGCCGAGATCGACCGCTTGCGCGCCGAGCTCGCGTCGGAGGGACAGCCCATGTCGGCCAGCGCGATCGCCGACCTTCGGCGACTCGAACGCGTCTCGGTCCTGCGCGCGGCCGCCGACAAGATCGAGCGCCTCTACGGCTGCGGCTGGCCGCTGCGCCGCATGGCCGACGACGCCGAGCGGGCGAAGATCACCGGCCGCCTGGTGCCGGACCCCCTGCCTGTCTCCCGGTACGACACGGCGATCGAGCCAGCCCCGGAGGAAGAGCCGATCCTCTTGGTCGGCGCGATCGCCGAGGACGGCCGGCCCGTCGCGCTCTTCTTCGACCCGGAGACGCGCCGCAAGGTCGCCGGCTGGCTCGCGCCAGCGGGGTCCGGCCAGACGTCCGCGCCGCGCACCGAGCGTTCCTACTGGGTTGCCATCGCCGACGCCCTCAACGCGGCGGGGGCAGCCGGACTGCCGGTCGGTATCGACCTCGACGGCACCCTGACCGACCACCGCGTGTGGTCCGTGGTGTGGGACCGGCAAGCTGAGCGCTGGCAGGTGGCAGGCTACGACTTCGAGGACGGCCCAGAGCCCGGCAGGGCCCCCGACTTCTTCCAGGCTGAGCACACCTACAGCCGGGGCCGCTGGCAGTTCCAGTGCCTCTGCGTGGAGCTGGCCCCCTGGGACGGACAGGCCCGAGCTGTCGGCTTCCTCTCCCGCAAGGACGGCACGGGGAACGTGGTCGCGTTCAGGTCCGAGGACTGGGAGCACGGCGAGTGGCGCGACGTGAGCGCCGTGGCGTACCCCGACGAGACGGCGCGCGCCACGTCGCACGCCACCAACCCTGAAGGACCGAGCCAGTGAACATGCCGCCCCCGCTGACGATCGCCGCCCGCCGCGCCATGGTGCAGGAACTGATGCGCCAGGAGCCGGGCATCAGCGCCCGCACCATCGCAGGTCGGTTCGGGGTCGGTAAGGACACGATCCGCCGGGACATCGACGCTATCGAGACGGAGCAGCGCCAGCGCGCCACCGAGACCACCCCGCCCGCGTCGGACCCCGCGCCGGATGCGCCGGAGCGCGACACGCTCGTGCTCCACCTCGACGAGCCGCTGCGCCAGGCCCTCGCCGTCCTGCGCGCCACCCGCGCCACGCCGGACACCCCCGAGCACAACGCTGCCGCCGCCCGCGCCGCCATCCGCGCCATGGCCGACACCGTTCTCGAAGTCCAGTTCCATACCCAGGAAGGCCCCACCCCGTGAGCCGCGTCTACTTCCGTAGCCCCACCCGCACCGCCGAGCTACGCGGCTCGGAACGCGCCTGGCTCGGCAGCCTCGTCAACGACATCGCGATCGGAGTCCTGGACCTCCGGGACCTCTCGCGCGTCGAGCGGCTGCGTCAGCTCATCCACCCCGACCACTACATGGCCAAGCGGCCCACGGAGGGACACGGCTGGCTGAACGACTGGGCGTCCATCTACGCCACCGCCTTCGCGGTCGGCTGGGACCGCAGCGCCCCTCTCATCCAGTACCACGGCAAGCAGATCGATCAGTTCTCCCTCGCCCTGAACACCGCCGCCTTGCTCGGCAGCGACCAGATCAAACTGGCCGCGCGCCTGCACGGCGCCTGCGAGATCCACACCTGGGTCGACGGCCCCAACCGGGCCTGGCTCGCCGACATCTTGCAGGCTGGCCTCGACGGCGGCGTCTACCGGCGCGGCATCCACTACGCAGCCGAGCCCGACCACGGCCGCCCGGAGCCGCTGTGGGTGCCGCAGGGCTGGGAGGACGTCGTTGCCCTGCTGCGCGAGCGCGACGACGAACCCGTGGTCACCTCCTACTCGGTGACCGACAGCTTCCCCAACAGCGGCGTGGGCGACTGGATGCCGCCCTGGCCCGACGCCGTCCCCCGCGACTGGAACGCCCTCAACGAGCAGCAGAAGCGGGAGCGGGGCGAGCGTCAGGACGCCTGGTACGACCTCGACGCCGGCGAACGGTGGCGGATCTCCATGGGCGGCCTGCGCGCCTCCTCCGACGGCCTGGAGCTCAAGCCGGACAACTGGCACACCTTCCGCTTCACCCACGAACTGACCATCCTCGACCTGGTCGCCCACGACTGGGAAGAGCGCCTCCAACGCGCCCTCATCGATGAGACCCCGGCGGAGGGCTGACCCGTGAGCTACCGTCCGTACCCCAACGTCGACCGTGCCCTCGCCCAGCTGGAACGCCACCGCGTCCCCGAGTCGGCACAGCTGATCGTCCTCCACCCGGACCCCCGCGCCCTCGCAGCCGCCCTGGCTCGCGTCAGCCAGGCCATCGTCTTGCGCCCGCGAGCGACCGTGAAGTCCGGCGAGCACGTCCACATCGCCTCCCTCGAGGAGACGCGCTGCGCCGGCGGAAGCGAGGCTTGCTCGCTGGCGAGCAAGCCGCCGGGCCAGTGCACCGGATGCGGCCACGCCCAGCATCCGCCCGGCGCCGAGTGCGAGGCCGGCGTCCAGCACGGCCCGACGCGCTGGCACCGCTGCCTGTGCCTCGCCACGCCTGGTGCCTCGCGGGCCTGCCCGCCACAGATGGACTGCCAGGGCGGCACGCTCGGCTACGCGGACATCTGGCACCTGCGGCACGGCCGCACCCTGCGCGGCGTCAACGGCGAGACCATCACCCCCGACGTGCTCGCCGAGGCGTACGGGCAGCCCCGGAGGACCATCCGCCAGGAGCCGGAGCGGTGACCGCGCCACCGCAACCCCGGCACTCCGTGCCCGACCACATCCCCGAGCAGCTGCGGGAAGCCTTCGCCACGGCCAGTGGCCGCCAGCCGCCTGCCCACTGCCCGTACGAGCCCGGCGACATGGTGCAGATGCACGGCTACAGCGGCTACCCCGCCCCGGGACACCGGCGTACCGGCTTCCGGGGCTGGGTCGTCGGCTACGTCGGCGCCACGATCCTCACCGGCATCACCACCACCGGCGAGGAATGGTGGGGGGAGTGGGGCGATCTGAACCCGGACGGCAAGCCCGTAGACATGTGGGATCACTGCGCCTGCTGCCGTGAGGAGCGGCTCACGCTACGGCGCGCCTACTACGCCAAGCAGCGTGCCCGCGGCGAGCAGCACGCCCTGTTCGACCTGGAGACCACCTGATGCCCTGCGATGACTGCAACCGCTCCCGCTGCCCGGACTGCGGCACCCACTACTGCTGCGAGCCCTGCCCGTGCGAGCGGAGCCACAACTGCCCCTGCGAATGCGCCGACTACGACAGGCAGATGACCTATGCCGACTGACCAGCCCTCCAACCCCTCCACGCTGCCCCTCGCCGGGCACTGCCCGATGGGCTGCGGCCAGACCCTCCAGCGCCGCACCCCAGACGGCACCGTCGTCTGCGCCAGCGACTCGTGCCCCCGGTCGGACGCCGTGACCACCCTCCTGAGCGACCAGGAGACCGAGCACGTCGTCCAGTTCGACGAGGACGGCTTCACCATCCGCCACCCCCTGCGAGAACGCCTCGACGACGACCTGATGCAGTGCCAGCTGCACCGCTTCTGCGTCAGCCGGTCCGGCCCGCCGGCGGGCGGCCCGGGCCGGTACCGGGCGCTCGTCCTGGGCCCCGCAACGTGGGCGTTCGAGGCGATCGGCGGCGAGCCGCGATGAGCGCCGACCAGACCCCCGCCTCTGAGTCCGCTCGCGCGCTGCTCTACCGCCACGGCAAGCACAACCGCTCCGACGCATCGGGTCGTTGTCAGACCTGCGTGCCATGCTGCCTCCAACTGCCCAGCGGAAGGAGGTGAGTGGAGATGTCGCAGAAGCAGCAGGCGATGGTCGTCATGGCCGTCGCGATCGTGGGCCAGGCCTACCTGGGCAAGGTCGCCAGGCAGCAGGCAGCCATGCTCGGTCTGCCCGTCCTGGCCGCCAGCCTGATCGGCCTCGCCGTCAGCGCCCGGCTCAAGTAGCCAGCCGCCAAGGCCCCGCCCTCCCCAACCCGCAGGGGGAGGCCGGGGCCTTGGCGTGTGATCTCAGAACGGCGCTGGACCGCTGCCTTGGATCTCCACCTCGCTGCTTCCCACAACGCCGCGGGTAGCGATGAATGCGCCTTCCCTTCCGTCGGGCATCCGTAGCCGAGTTTCGTCGGCATCCCAGAAGTCCACAGAGGGATCAGCCTGAAGGCTTCCGTCCCAAGACGTCATGCCGCCCGGCTCTTGGTGAATCTGAAGGTCAGCCTTGACGGAGACCTCGGCGCCATCCGCGATCACGGTCGCTGGACCCTGATAACTCATCTTCATGGAACGAGTGTTTCAGCCGGGTCTGACAAGCCCAGCGTCCTCGTCACCCCCCGGCGCGCCAGTGATCCGGCACCGGAGCACCACGCCCGCATAAGTCACAAGCCCGTCACACCTCTGCACGGCAGGCCCGTACAGCGCCACAATGCCTCCAACAACGCCAGCGCAGGGGGGGAATCCCGCATGTCCGAGTACAGCAACGTCCAGAAGGCCGTCCGAGTCGAGAAGTTCCGTATCTGGTTCGCGTGGGCCACCGGCAACTTCATCCTGCTCGCCATCGCCCGCGCGACCCAGGACGTCCACATCGTCAGCGTCATCACCCAGGTCCTGCTGGCCGTCGGCTTCATCCTCCTCACCTTCACCGCCGTACGGATGAGCAACGCCCTCAACCGCAAGGCCGCAGCCGCCCGCCGCGAGGTCCTCGGCGACGTGTAACAGGCTGGACGCCGTGAAGGAACTCCTGCGCCGCTTCGCCCGCCGCTGCGACACCCATGACGTGTCCTCACCCGTGAAGATCCGCCGACTGGAGGCGGAGCTCGGCATGGAGCTCAGCCAGCCCACCGGGGACTTCGTCGCCGACCACGCCGACCCCGACATCATCGACTGCCGCAAGCCGTGGTGCAGGACCCGGCGCGCCTGAGAAACGAAGACGTCGGCCCGCTCATCGCCTGACGAATCCCAGGCCGCCTGCACACTGGAGCCGTGAGCACCACGCGCACCGGCCGCGACAGCCGGCCCCTCGTCACCACAGACATGGCCGCCTACTCCCTCGGCATGCAGCCGCGCCGGTTCCGCGACTGGGCGCGCCGCCGCGGCGTCGCCCCGGCCGGCTTCAAGCCCAACCCGGTCCGCGGGCAGCCACTCGCGCTGTGGGACCTCGTCGACATCGCCGACGCAGCGCAGCGCGACAGCGCGAAGCGCCCCGATTGTCAAGGCGTCTGACCAGCGGCTACTTGACAGAAGATCAGCGCGCACTCATTCTGTGAGACGTTGGCAGCGCTGTCGGTGAGGTCTCCACCCCCGTCACCACCGCTGACACCCACTTCGAGCCCGGCCCAGCGCCGGGCTTTCGCATGTCCGCCCCCACCCGAGAGGAGGGGCGACCGTGCGCGTCCGCCGCAGCCTCACCGCCCTGCTGCTCGCCGTGACGGCCCTGCTCGCCACGGGCACGCCGGCGGCCGGAGATGACCCCACTCCCTCGCCGTCCGTCACAGAGTCGCCCACCACGCCGCCGGCCCCCGAGCCCACGGCGTTCACCATCTCAGGCCTCGACCTGCACGACGCGCAGATGATCGAGGCCGACGGCACCTTCTACCTGTACGGCAGCATGTACGCCTGCGGGTTCCAGTGGTACGTGGCGGGGACCTCGTGGTGCGGGTTCGGCGTCAGCACCGCCCCCACACCGCAAGGCCCCTGGTCAACGCCCCAACTCCTGTTCAGCCCGGCCTCCGTGGACCCGTCCACCGGCTCCACCTGGCAGCAGATCTGCGGCACCCAGACCGGGCAGGGATGCTTCAACCCCAGGATGGTCATCAGGACCGGTTGGGGCCACAACGACAACACGGCCATCCTCTGGTTCAACGCCCCCCGCCAGTACAGCCTCGGTGCACCGCACGCCTACAACGCCATGGGCTGCAACAGCCTGGTCGGCCCCTGCGGCCCCACCGCCGGCGCGCCCCGCGGCTCGTACAACAAGCCGAACCTGGACATCTGCCTGGGCAACGGGGACTTCGGCATGATCCAGTCCGGGACCGGCGGCCGGCCCGCCATCGTCTGCACCCGCCCCGGCGCCAGCGCCCTGTCCATCCAGGAACTCAACTGGTCCGGCACCGGCGGCAACCAGGGCGTCGGCGTCGCCCAGGTCGCAGGCCTCACCAAGGTCGAGGGCCCCGGCGGCTGGTGGGACGAGACGACCCAGCAGTACATCCTCACCTACTCGGACCCCGGCTGCGGCTACTGCTCCGGCGTGCCGATCGGGTACGCCACCTCGCCGACGCTGTACGCCGGCTGGACCGCGCCCGGCAACGTCGGCTGGAGCCCACCCGCCAACGGCAGGCGCGCCTTCCACCCCAACAGCTGCGGAGGCCAGCCCCGCACCGTAGCCCTGCTCGACGGCCAGCCCTGGCAGATCATCGACCTATGGGTGGGAAGCAACGGCGCACCCCAGCGCAACCAGACCAACGCCGCCACCCACCTCGTCCCCCTGCACTACACCCCCACACCCGGAACGCCCGGCGACGGACAGGTGTGGCGACCCCCGCTCACCCTGGAGTGCTGACCGCCCCACTAGGCACCGGCCGGCACCGGCCGCAGGCCGGCACCCCCACCCACCCCCGCACCTCACCCCCTGCATACCCCCATGCATAGCCCTGCATAGTGGATCAAGCCTGCATGGATCACCGCATACTCATGCACTGCATAGCGATGCATCACCATGCACTCGCAGCAAACGATCAAAGAACGCAGAGCGCGAAACGGACATCAGGGACGGGGGAGGGGGGCCTATCCCCCTCGAAGCAGGAATCAGCAGCGGCGACCCCGCTCCGCTGTCCGGGGAGATCGCGTACGGGTCTGGAGCCCTCTCCCTAATCCACCGAACCGAGCTCCGGTGAAATAGGCGCATACTCATGCACTGCATATCCATGCATCACTATTCGCCGCGAACTCGGTTCAGGACTTTTTTCGGGGCGGTGATCATGCGCCCGCCGTCGATCTGCCCCGGCTGCCGACTGCCCGTCAGAGGCCAGTGCCCCCGCTGTGATCAGGGCGGACGCCGCCGCGTCGTCGCCGGACCGAGGGCCCGCCAGGGCTACACCCGGCAGGAGCGACTCCGCCGCGCAGACGCCGTACGGGCGCACGTCGAACAGCACGGCTGGGTATGCCCCGGCTGGCAGCGCGACCCGCACCCGGCGGAGAACCTGACCGCCGATCACGAGGTCGCGGTCGGCGCGGGCGGTGCCGAGTCCGGTCCGCTGCGGGTGCTGTGCCGTTCGTGCAACTCAGCCCGCGGCTCATCGATGGCGCACACGCGCGCGCCGGGCCTCGAGGTCGTTCTCGTGGCCGGGCCGCCGTGCGCGGGCAAGAACCGGTACATCAGCGAGCACGCCCACCCCGAGGACCTGGTCCTGGACCTGGACGCGCTGAGCGAGGCCATGAGCCTGGCCGGGACGTACGAGTTCATCGACGCGCACCTGCCGATCGTCACGGAGGCCCGGGACGCGGCCCTGGAGCGGCTGATGCTCGGCAGCCACCAGGTGCGCCGCTGCTGGGTCATCTCCACCGCGCCGGAACGCAAGCGGCGCGCCTACTACCGGCAGCGGTACGGGGCCCGGTCGGTGGTGCTGTGGTGGCCGGAGGAGACGTGCCTGCTGCGAGCGATGCGGGAGCGGCCGCCGCAGTGGCAGCAGTACGTGCGCCGCTGGTTCGACCGGTACGAGGCGGACCCCGAGGACGAGGTGCTGCGCAGCTGGCAGGCCGCGGGCGAGAGGAGCGGGCCGGATGGCGAAGCGCGCTGATCTGACCATGCGGATGACCGTCGAGACGACTGTGATCCGGCCCGGGGACACCGTCCTGGTCCGCATGCCGAGCGGCACACCGGCCGTGCAGATGGAGCGCATCGTCGACCGGCTGCGGGAGCGGCTCCCGGGCGTTGAGGTGCTGTTGCTCGCCGGGGTGGACGGGGTCGACGTGTACCGGCCGGGGGAGGACTGACCGGTGGCCGGTCGCGGGCCTGCGCCGAAGGATCCGGAGCGCAGGCAGCGCCGTAACGCGGCGAAGGACTTGGCGGCCGTCCCTGAGGCGGCCGTGGGGGTGCCGGAACCGCCGGCCCCGCCTGCGGGGTTGCTGAAGGTGACGCGGGACCGGTGGGCGGACTACTGGGCGTCGCCGGTGGCGAGGCTCGCGGACCCGGTGTCCGATCTGCCTGCGCTGGAGCGGTTGTTCCGGCTGTACGACGACCTGGAGCGCTCGAACGCTGCGGTGAAGAAGCGCGGGCACATGGTCGAGGGGTCGCAGGGCCAGGCGGTGCTGAACCCGCTGCTGCGGCACATCCAGGTGACGCAGGGCGAAGTGCGGCAGCTGGAGGACCGGTTCGGGCTCAGCCCGCGCGCCCGGCTCTCCCTGAACGTCACCCTCGGTGAAGCGGCCAAGAGCCTCGCTGACCTCAACTCCGAGTTCATGGCGGGGGGCGAGGACGACGATGACCCGCGCTTCGACGTCATCGCAGGTCAGGACGTCATCGACGGCGAGACCGCTTAGCGCGCCGCGTTCGCTGGGCTGGCCGACGCACGGGCCGATCGTCTGCCGGTGGATCGAAAAGCACTGTGTGTACGGAGAGGGCGACTACTTCGGCCAGCCCGTACGGCTGCTGCGGTTCCAGAAGCAGTTCCTGTACTGGCTGTACGAGTACAACCCGCAGACGGGTGAGCGCCGTTTCCGTGAGGCGATGCTCGAGGTCCCGAAGGGCAACGGCAAAACGCCGCTGTCGGCCTGGGTGATGCTGTTCGAGCTGCTGGGGCCGCCGTTGTTCGGGCCGAAGGGCTCGCCGGTCATCCCGGTCGGCGCCGCATCGTTCGAGCAGGCTGACCTGCTGTTCGGCGACATGCGGAACTGCTGCACCGAGTCGCCCACGCTTCGACACCACGTCGACGCGTACGACACCGAGATCCTCGTCAAGAACGGGCCGGGCCGGGCGTACCGGATCGCCGCGGCGGCCGGCACCAACGACGGGCCGCGCCCGTCGATGTTCGCCGCCGACGAGATCCACGAGTGGGTCGGCAACAAGGAACGCGTCCACCTGGTCATCGCGAACGGCCTGGTCAAGCGGGCGAACTCGCTGGTGCTGAACACGACGACGCCCGGGGCGGACCTGGACTCGCTGGCGGGCCGCAAACACCTGTACGGCTACCGCGTCAACGCCGGCGACGTCGACGACCCGCGGTTCCTGTTCGTCCACTACGGCGTCCAGGACGGGCAGTACGACCTCCAGGACGAAGAGCAGCTGCGCGCCGCGGTGCTCGCTGCGAACCCGGCTGCCGGGGCGTTCGTGCGGGTCGAGGACACGATGGCCCGGTATCACCAGGTCCAGGAGTTCGAGTACCGGCGCTACAACCTCGGTCAGTGGACGCGTGCGGACGAGTCGTGGCTGCCGCCGGGCGCGTGGGAGTCCTGCGTCGGCGAGGTGGAGCTCGATGCGGAAGCGCCTGCCTACGCCGCCGTCGACATGGCCTACAAGCACGACTCGGTGGCCGTGGTCGTCGCGCAGCTCGGCGAGGACGGCCGGGTCCGCGTGCAGGCGAAGGTGTGGACGCCGAAGAAGGGCGTGTCCACCATTGACGTCGCCGCTGTCGAGAACCACCTGCGGCAGCAGCACCGGGAGCTGAACCTCCAGACCATCGCCTACGACCCCGCCTACTTTCAGCGCTCTGCTGAGGTGCTGATGGACGAGGGCCTGCCGATGGCGGAGATGCCGCAATCCGCGAAGCACATGGTGCCCGCCTGCCAGGACACCTACCGGGCCATCACCGACCACACCCTCGTGCACGGCGACGACCCCGTCCTCACCGACCACGTACTGGCCGCCGCGACCCGGGAGACGGACAACGGCTGGCGCCTCAGCAAAGGCAAGTCGAAGAGGCACATCGACGCCTGCATCGCCATGGTCATCGCCGTCTTCCTCGCACTGCCCCGCATCGACACCGAGGAGGAGGTAGAGCCGTGGTTCGGATTCGGATGAAGCGGGCCGCGGACGAGCCCCGCCGCGCCAAGAAGCATCTGGGGCCTGCGGCGCGGGCGCGCGCCGGCGTCGCCGCCGGCGGCGGCATGGCGGCCGCCGGTCTGTGGCTGTGGTTCGGACTTGCCGTCGCCCTGGTCGTCGCTGGTCTCGGCGTCGCCGCCTACTTCCTGTTCCTCACCGACGTCGACGAGCCGGACCGTGACGGAGGCAGCCAGTGGTGAACCTGTGGCGGGCCGCACGCCGGTCGATCAGCAGCCTCGACGACTACGTGCAGGCCGTCCAGTTTGCGGGCAACGCGTACACGTACCCGCAGATCGGCGCGCAGCAGACGATGCCGGGCATCGCCAAGGAGCGGGTCCCCGCGGACTTTGCCGGGTACGCCATGCAGGCCGCCACCAACGGCGTCCTGTTCGCGTGCCTGGCCGTGCGTCAGGACGTGTTCTCGGCGGTGCGCTTCCAGTGGCAGCGCATGAGCGACGGTCGCCCCTCCGCCCTGTTCGGCACCACGGACCTGCGGGCCCTCGAGGAACCCTGGGTGGGCGGCACGACGCAGGACCTCCTGGTGCGGATGATCCAGGACGCCGACCTCGCCGGGAACTCGTACTGGACGACCGACCCGGTGAACGGCGACCTGGTGCGGCTGCGCCCGGACTGGGTGGACATCGTGCTGGAGCCGCGCGTCATGCGAGGCGGGGTGCTCGGCTGGCGGCGCCTCGGCTACGTCTACACCGAGCCCGGCAGCGACCCGGTGGCGCTGCTGACCGACGAGGTGGCGCACTTCGCGCCGCGCGCGGATCCGCTGGCCACGTTCCGCGGCATGTCGTGGATGACGCCGATCGTGCGCGAGGTCCGCGGCGACAACCTGATGTCGTCGTACAAGCAGGCCCTGCTGGAGAACCGCGGCACCCCGAACGTCATCGTCAAGTTCGACCGCGACGTGAAGCCGGACGCGCTCGACAAGTTCAAGGCGCGCATGGAGGCGGAGCACCGCGGCCCGGAGAACGCTGGCAAGACCCTCTACCTGGGCGGCGGCGCGGACGTCACCATCGTCGGCTCCAACTTCGAGCAGCTCGACTTCGCGCGCGTCCAGGGCGCGGGCGAGACCCGCATCGCGGCGGCCGCCGGCGTGCCGCCGGTCATCGTGGGCCTGTCCGAAGGCCTCGCCGCCGCGACGTACTCGAACTACAGCCAAGCTCGCCGCCGCTACGCGGACGGCACGATACATCCGTTGTGGCAGAACGCTGCCGGCACCCTGCGCCGCCTTGTACGGCCCACCGGCGCGGCCGCCTCCGGAGCGGTGCGCCTCTGGTACGACCCGCGCGACGTGCCGTTCTTGCGCGAGGACCGCAAGGACGCAGCCGAGATCCAGTTCCGGCAGGCGCAGACCATCCGGGCCCTGACCGACGCGGGCTACACGTGGGCGTCCGTCGTCGCCGCCGTCGAAGCCGAGGACTGGACCCTGCTGCGCCACACCGGCCTCTTCAGCGTCCAGCTTCAGCCGCCCGGCACCGAGGCCCCCGCCCTTCCCGCGAGCAGCGACGAGGAGATGTGATGTCCGCTCTCACCATGCAGGCCGCGCCGCGCGACGGGCTGCTGCGCAGCGTGCCGTTCGAGCTGCTGCGCGCCGACGGCGACGACGAGGCCGGCGACGGTCTCACCCTGGAGGGCTACGCCGCCGTCTGGGACGCCGCCACCGAGATCGACTCGTGGGAAGGCGCCTTCACCGAGAAGATCCGCCGCGGCGCGTTCCGCAAGACGATCCGCGAGAACACCCCCGTCTTGCAGTTCGACCACGGCCGGCACCCGCTGGTCGGCTCCATCCCGATCGGTGCCATCGAGCAGCTCAGCGAGGACGACTCCGGCCTGTACGTGCGGGCCCGCCTGTCGGACAACTGGCTGATCCAGCCCGTGCGGGACGCGATCGCTGAGCGCTCCGTGAAGGGCATGTCCTTCCGGTTCTCCGTGATCCGCGAGGAGTGGCGGGACAACGCCGGGAAGCTGATCAAGGCGGAGGAGCTCGGTCGGCTGCTGTGGGATCCGGGTGACCGCGGCCCGCTGGAGCGGACCCTGATCGAGGTCCGCTGCCCCGAGCTGGGCCCCGTTGTGTTCCCCGCCTACACGCAGACCTCCGTCGATGTGCGCGCCCGCGGCGTGGCCATGGACATCACCCGCGACGCCGGCATGGTGCGCGAGGTGCGCCGGTCGCTGGCCACCGACGCCGCCGCCCTGCGTGACCGGCTCGACGACCCGCAGCTGCGCGCTGAGGTTGCGCGCGCACTGCTCTTCGACTCCGAGGCCGCTCCTGACGACACGGAGCAGGCCCCGGCCGCGACGGCCACGCCGCCCGAGGGCGGGCACCTGGCCGACCGCACCACCAGCACCACCGGCGCGCCGCTCGCCTCAGAGCACCCGTCGCAGATCCCTGACGCGCCGCTCGCCACAGAGCACCCGTCGCCCGCCACGCGCAGCAGCCGCCTGAAGGACCAGATCCGCGAGATCACCGGCCTGATGGACGAGCAGCTTGCGCACATCGCGCAAAGGCAGACGACTGATGGAGCTCAGTCACTCGCAGGCGGTAATCCGCCTGAAGGACATCAAGGCCGAGCTTGAGCGGCTCGGCGAGAAGGACGACCTGACCTCGGAGGACGAGCAGTCCTTCGACGAGCTCACCCGTGAGTTCGCCGAGGTCGACAACCATCGCCGGCAGCTGGAGCGCAAGGCCGCTCTGGAGCGGGTCCGTTCGGCGACCAAGACGACCGAGCGGGGCCCGGCCGCCGTCAAGATCGAGGGCGGTACGCCGTACTCCTCGCGAGACGGCTACGACGTCGACCCGATCCTGCACCCGGACTCGGTGGAGGACCGCCGCTTCCGCAACCCCTGGGACCTCAGCGAGGTCCGCACGTTCGGCCGGTCCAAGGACCAGGTCGGGCAGGAGCTGCGCTCGCGCGCTCTGTGCGCGATCGAGAAGATGGCCGGGGCGAACGACCGGGTGCGGTCGGTGGCCACGGACATCCTGGAGCGCTGGGACGACGGGGACTCGACGATCGCCAAGCTGTGCCTGGCGACGTCCAGCCCGGAGTACCTGCGCGCGTGGTCGAAGATGGCCCGCGGTCACGGCCACCTCATCTCCCAGGAGGAGCGGACCGCCCTGGAGCGGGCCATGTCCCTCACCGACAGCGCGGGCGGCTACCTGGTGCCGTTCCAGCTGGACCCGACCGTCATCATCACGGCGAACGGGTCGGCCAACCAGATCCGGCAGATCGCCCGTCAGGTCGTCGCCACCGGCGACGTCTGGAACGGCGTCTCCTCCGGTGCGGTGTCCTGGTCGTGGGACGCGGAAGGCGCCGAAGTCTCCGACGACTCGCCGACGTTCGCGCAGCCGACCGTGCCCGTCTACAAGGCGGCCGGGTTCGTGCCGATCTCGATCGAGGCGCTGGAGGACGAGGCCAACGTCACCCAGGAGGTGGCGCGGCTTCTCGCGTTCGGGCGTGACGTCCTCGAGGCGGCGGCGTTCGCCACCGGGTCCGGCTCCGGCCAGCCCACCGGTATCGTCACCGCGCTCACCGGCACGTCCAGCGTGGTCACTTCGACCACGACGGACACCTTCGCCGCGGCGGACATCTACAAGGTGGACAACGCGCTGCCCGCCCGCTACCGGGGTGCGGCGTCGTGGCTGGCGAACCGGGGCGTCTACAACCTGGTGCGCCAGATGGACACCGCCGGCGGCGCGCAGATGTGGGAGCGCATCGGTGCCGACGTGCCCGCCCAGCTGCTGGGCCGGCCCGTCTACGAGTCCGAGGACATGGACGGCGTCGTCAACGCCACCCAGGACAACTACCTGGCGGTGTACGGCGACTTCTCCAACTACGTCATCGCCGACCGTGTCGGCATGACGGTGGAGTTCATCCCGCACCTGGTCGGCACCAACCGCAGGCCCACGGGCCAGCGCGGCTGGTACGCCTACTACCGGGTCGGCGCCGACAGCGTGAACGACGGCGCGTTCCGGATGCTCAACGTCACCTGACCACCCCTTGGGATCCCCGGCCACGCGCCGGGGCTCCCGCGCATCCGGAGAGGAGTAACCCGGCATGAAGCAGAGCCTGTACAACACCGCCCGCGCGAAGGCCACGCTCGCCGTGGCGCTGCGTACGAACGGCACCGTCAACGGCACGACCGTGGACCTGCACGAGAACAAGGATGCGTCCCGCTCGGCGATGCTCGTGGTCCACACGGGCACCATCACCGACGGCTCGCACGCCGTCGTCCTCCAGGAGAGCGACGACAACTCCGCCTGGGCGACGGTGGCCGCAGCCGACCTTCAGGGGTCGGCTCCCACGATCGTCAGCACCGACGACGACGTGCTGTTCGAGCTGGGCTACAAGGGCTCGAAGCGCTACCTGCGCGCGTCCGTCACGACCAGCGGCGCGACGACCGGCGGCACGTTCGGTGCCGTCATCCTGCGGGGCTTCGTGCGCCGCTCGCCGATCTCGCACAGCTAAGGAGAAGGCCAGTGGCGATCAAGCGCTGCAAGAGCCCGTTCAGCGTCTGGACCAACGGTGTCCCGCGCGTCATCGCTGGCGGGCAGCTCATCGAGGACACCGACCCCGTCTTCAAGAGCCACAAGGACTACTTCGAGGACGTGGAGACCTTCGTGTCCGACAAGGGCCCGCGTCGCACGGGCATGGAGCAGGCCACGGCCGCACCCGGGGAGAAGCGGGGCCTGCGGGCCTTGTTCGCCCCCGACGACCGTGAGCGTCCGGCAGGCGAGGTCCATGAGACCGACGAGGACCAGGACGAGTCGAAGAAGCAGCCGTTCAATCCGAGCGAGCACACCGTCAACGAGGTGACCGGCTACCTTGCCGAGGCCGACCCCGACGAGGCCCTGCGGGTGATCGACGCGGAGGCCGCGGGCAAGAAGCGGTCCACCGTTCTCGGGCTGCGCGAGCAGTACGAGACCCCGGCCGCGCCCGGCGACAACGCCTGAGCAGGGGTGAGCCGTGATCGAACTCGGGGCCGCCGTACGGCTCGCCGCCCGCTGCACCGACGCGGGCGGCACGCTCACCAACGCCAGCTCGGTCACGCTCACCATCACCCTGCCGGACGGGACCATCAGCAGCCCGGCCGTGACCAACCCGCCCTCCGTCACCGGCCAGTACAGCCACGACTACGTCACCACGCAGCCCGGCCGGCACCTGGTGCGCTGGCTGTTCGCCACGCCGGCGTCGGCGTACACCGACGTCCTGGACGTGCTGCCCGCCGACCCACGGTTCCTGTTCTCGCTGGCCGACGCGAAACGCCACGTGAACATCCCAGCGGACACGACCCGCGACGACGGCGAACTCCGTGACTGGTCCGCCGCCACCACCATGGTGGTGGAGCACTTCGTGGGCCCGGTCGCCCGCCGCACGGTGACGGAGCGGCACACGTTCACCGCCGCGAGGATGCGGGTCCTGCGGGAGACCCCGGCGCTGTCCCTGACGTCCCTCGCGCCGATCCTGACTGGCGGCACCTCGTACACGCCCGGCGACCTGGACCTGGACCCCGAGACGGGCATCGTGCAGCGCAAGGACGGCGGGCTGCTCGCCGGGCCGCTGCGCATCACCTACGTGGCCGGCCGCGCCATCGTCTCACCGAACATCGCCCAGGCCGGGCGGATCATCCTGCAACACCTGTGGCGCACCCAGCGCGGCAGCCTGCGCGGCCCGGTCATCGCGGGCGGCGAGGACTACTCCGTCACCGAGCCCATCCCCGGTCTGGGCTACGCGATCCCCAACCGTGCTCTGGAGCTGCTGGAGCCTGACCGACTTCCCCCTGGAGTGGCCTGATGTCCCGCGTGCCCGACCTCATCGACGCGCTCACCGCCCGCCTCGCCACCGAGGAGGGCCTGAGCGACGTGCGGGTGGCGGACGGCCCCGAGGTCAGCGAGGAAGGCGCCGACGAGTGGATCCTCATCGGCTACGACGGCGACCCCGAGAGCCAGGGCCAGGCCGCGGTCACCGAGGAGGACTGGGCGGCTCTCGGCACCTCGCGCAGCGAGCGCATCGAGCTGCCGGTGACGATCCTCGTACGCCGCGGCGACACCGAAGTGCGGGCGGCCCGCGCCCGCGTGTACGCAATCGGCGCGGTCGTGCGGCGGGTGCTCGTCCACGACCCGAGCGTCGGCCTGACTGGCATGCAGGCTGCGATCGCCGGGACCGCCCTGTTCCAGGCGCAGACCACCGACGGCATCCAGGACCGGCTGGTCCTCACCGTCGGCGTCCAGGCCTTCACCTAGAACGCCTGCCGCCCGCCATCGGCGTGGCTGCCACGCAACACTCATCCCCGGCGACTTGGGCCGCCGTCAACCAGAAGGAGAGCCATGGCCGCGCTCACCACGAACGTGGTCCCCTTGGCGGGTCTGCGTCGTGACGACAAGTTCACCGCCGCTGCTGGCGGCGGCGACGACTGCGCCACCGGGGCGGGAGTCGAACTGGCCGTGAAGAACGGCAGTGGCTCGTCGGTCACCGTCACCCTCGCCACCCCCGAAACCGTCGACGGCGACCTCAGCGTGCAGGACCGGGCCGTGGCGGTCCCGGCCGGGGGTGAGATGACGATCCCGGTCACCGACCGGTACCGGAACCCGTCGACGGGCCGCTGCGCCATCACCTACAGCGCGGTCACCTCGGTGACCGTCGCCGTGTTTCGGGGGCTGACGTCGTGACCGTACGCCTGCGTCACCCCGAGCTGCCCGACAGCCAGACCATCGACGTTGCCGAGTCGGCGGTGCCCGTGCACCGGGCCGCCGGGTGGGTCCTCGTCGAGGACGACGCCCCCGAGCCGTCGACTGACAGTCCCGAGGCCGAGCCCGCCGACGAAGCCGACACCCCCTCACCGACCGCCGCTCGCAAGCGTCGGCGCACCACCGAAGGAGAGTGACGCATGCCCGCAACTCCGATCGCATCGGCGGTCCGGTACTACCGGCGCGGCCTGACCAAGGTCAGCTGGGTGCCGACCATCGCGAACAAGACAGCGCCCACCCGCTCCGAGCTCAACGCGGGCACGGAGCTGTCCGTCGAGGTCGGCGCGGTCGACGGCTGGCAGATCGTGTCGGCCACCACCGAAACCCCGACCCTGGGCAGCAAGTTCAACGCCAAGATCGACGGCGCGATCTCCGCCGACGACTCCAGCCTGACGCTGTACGCGTCGCAGACCGGCACCGACGTGCGCAGCCTCCTCACCCGCGGCGCCAACGGGTACGTCGTGTGGATGGACGAAGGCGACACCGCCGGCCGGACCATGGATGTTTTCCCGGTCCGTGTCACCTCGCAGGTGAAGCTCCGCACGCTGGAGGACGCGGCCCAGGTCCAGATCCAGTTCGCGGTCACGTCCGAGCCCGCCGAGAACGTCACGATCCCGGCCTGACTGATGCCGCGTTCGGTACAGATCCTGGGCACGGGCCAGCTGACGACGCTGTCGCGGCGGTTGCGCGCAGCGGGCGGGCCGCGCCTTCAGCGCAACGCGGCCCGCCGGGTGCGCCGCGCTGCGGAGCCCCTTCATCGGGACCTTCAGCGGGCGATCGCGTCGCAGCCGATCGTGTCCGAGGGGCGCAAGCCCAACCGGAAGGGCCGCATTCCGTCCGGCGGGCCGTCGCCGACCGTGCGGCCGCTGCGGGCGACGCTCGCCGGCGGCGTGCGGATCAGCGTGCGGCAGGGCGCGTTCGCGGGGGCCCGCGTGTGGATGGACCGCTCCCGCCTGCCCGACGACCTGAAGAAGATGCCGTTCGTCATCGAGGACGGCCGTATCCGCCACCCCGTGTTCGGCAACCGGCGGCGGTGGGCGACGCAGTGGGTGCGGCCCACCGGCTGGTGGTCGCGCACCGTCCGGGCGGGCCTGCCCCGCATGCAAGCCGAGGTCGAGCGGATCCTCGCCGACGTCCGCCGAGACCTGGAGTAGAGAGACCGATGATCGTTTCGTACAAGCAGGACGACGGCACCGTCGAGCAGGTCACGACCGAGGACCTCTCGGCGATCGAGGCGGCCGCCATCGAACAGGCCATGGGAGACACCCCGTGGCGGCGCGTCGAGGACATGCTGCGCGCGCAGGACCCGACCGCGATGCGCGCCGTGCTGTGGATCTTCCGACGCCGCGCCCAGCCGGACCTGGAGTTCAGCGCGTTCGACGTGCCGGGGTGGCGGCGTCGGCTGACCGCGCGCCTGGAGCGGGTGGAGATCGACGACGTGCTGAACACGCTCGTCGCCGAGGCGATCTCCACCCAGGAGGATGCGGCGATCGACGCGATGCTGCCCCATCTGCGCAAGCTCGCCGCCAGCCAGGACGACGTCGACGCCGCGCTCGGCGAGCTGGGAAAAGCGCACCTGATCCGGAGCGGCAGGGCGTCGGCCACCTGATCGGCGAGTACCGCTGGCTGCTCGCCCACCTGCTGCACATCCGCCCCTGGGAAATCCGTCACCTGACTGTCGCCGACCTGGAGTCGGCGATCGCCTGGATCGATCAGCACATAGCTGCGAGGGGGTGACCCGCTCTCGTGGCGCAGCGCCTCACGTTCACCCTCGCCGGCCGGGACGAACTATCCCGCGTCCTCAACGGATCGGCGGACTCCGCTGACCGGCTGCGGCTGCGGCTCGCCGGGATCACCGCAGACGCGGACGGCAACCTGCGTGACCTGCACGGGCGGTTCCTGTCCCTGGCCGACGCGCAGCGCCTCGTCGACGACCGCACCGGCCAGGTACGCACGAGCATGACGAACCTGTCGGACGCGGCAGGCAAGGTCGGCGAGGCCCTCAGGGCGAGCCTGATCAGCCTGGCCCCGGCGGCGATCCCCGCCGCGGCCGGCCTCGCCGGGACGGCGGCGACGCTCGCCGGGCAGCTCGGTGCGGTGGCCCTCGCAGCCGGCGCGTACGGGCTCGCGCTCGGCGCGCAGATCTCCGCGATGAGCGAGGCGCTGCAAGCGCAGACGAAATACGACGAGGCGGTCCGGGAGAACGGCGCTACCTCGCAGGAGGCCATCAAGGCGCAGGTCGCCTACCAGCAGCAGCTGGCGAAGCTGCCGCCGGAGACGCAGCGTGCCGCAGTTGCGGTGGGTCTGCTGAAGACCAACTACCAGGCCTGGAGCGATAGTCTCGCGGGCGACGTGATGGGCCCGTTCAACAAGGGCGTCGCCGTCGCCAACGCGCTACTGCCGGAGACGACGGGCCTGGTCAAGGGCGCGAGTAGCCAGTTCGACCGGCTGATGACCCTGCTGGGCGGCGCGATCTCCACGCCGGGTTTCGATGCGCTGAACGATCGCGTCACCGCTTTCTCCGAGCGGACCCTGCGACGCGCCATCGACAAGTTGACCGTGTTCTTCGCGAAGGCCGACGCGGGCGAGCTTGACAACTCCGGGCTGAACAGGTTCTTCGACTACGCCCGCGACAACGGGCCTCTGGTGTGGGACACGCTGGAGCAGGTCGGGGATGCACTCCTGCACGTGCTGGAGGCCGGCTCCGGCGTGGGCGTCGGCATGCTGGAGGTCATCAACGCGCTGAGCGGGATCGTGTCCGCGGTGCCGCCGGGAACGATCGCGACGCTGCTGCAACTGGCCATCGCCATCAAGGCGGTGAAGCTCGCGGCGGCCGGCGCGGCCGCGGGCCGTGCGGCGATGGCTGCCCTCGGGGTGCAGATCGGTGCCATGACCACGGCGGCGGCCGCTGCGCCGGGCCCCCTGACTCGGACCACGGCGGCTGTCGGTGCTCTCTCCCGCACCGCGAAGCTGGCGATGGCGGGTACCGGGCTGGGGCTGCTGCTGATCACCCTGGATGCCCTGTCCTCCAGCAGCCGCGAACCCAAGGCCGATGTCGACAAGTTGACGACGTCGCTGGCGGTGCTCGGTGACACGGGCAAGGTGAGCGGCGAGGCGCTGAAGGTGTACGGGGCGGACCTGGGTGGTCTGGCCGATGCGCTCGGCACGCTCGCCCGTCCCTCCAACCTCGACTCGGTGCAGCAGTTCCTGACCGGCCTGATCGGCATGGACTCAACGCCGGTCAAGAACGCCAAGGAGGATTTCGAGTCGATCGACCAGGCGCTCACCAACCTGGTCAGCCAGGGCAAGGCGGACCTGGCCGCCGCCGCCCTACAGAACACCATCGCGGCGCTTCAGAAGCAGGGCTACACCGCGAAGGAAGTCACCGACCAGCTCGACGACTACAAGGCCGCGTTGGCCGGGCAGGCACTGGAGCAGCAGCTCGCCGCCCAGGCGATGGGCTTGTTTGGGGATCAGGCGCAAAGGACGCAGGCTCAGCTGGACGCTCAGCGGCAGTCAGCGGACGGGCTCAGGCAGGCGATCGTCGCCCTCAACGACGTCAACCGGCAGGGCCTCAGCGGCATGATCGGGTTCGAGGCGGCGATCGATGCGGCGACGAAGGCCGCAGCCGAGAATGCCGGCGTCCTCGACATGCAGGGCGGCAAGTTGGTCCTGAACACAGAGAAGCAGCGCGCCGCCGCGACAGCCCTGAACGATCTGGCATCCAAGACGGACGAGGCCGCCAGCTCGGCGCGCGAGTCCGGGGCGGCATGGGGCGACGTCAACGCGATCTACGAGCGGGGCCGGCAGCAGCTCATCAAGAGCGCGATGCAGATGGGTTTGACCCGGGTAGAGGCGGAGCGGCTGGCCGCGCAAATCCTCAAGACGCCGGACAAGACGGCCAAGCTCCAGGGGGACATGGAGGACCTCAAGGCGAAGGTCGACAAAGCCAAGCGGGAGATCAAGTCCATTCCGCCGTCGAAGGTGTCGTCGATGCAGGGCACCATCGCGGACCTGTCGAGGAAGGTGGCGGCGGCCAAAGCACAGATCAAGTCGGTCCCGCCGTCGAAGCGGGCCGCGCTGAATGCGACCATCGCCGACCTGGAGTCCAAGGTCGCGCAGGCCAAGGCGGCACTCGCCAGCGTCAAGAGCCGCACGGTCACGCTCACCGCGTTCGTCCAGTACAAGGGCAAGAGCATTGCCGCGGTGTCGGCCGGCCGTATGGCCACCGGCGGCCTGGTGGGCCGGGACGGTCTGCCGGGCTACCCGGGCGGCGGCCTGATCCGGGGTGTCGGCACGCCCACCTCGGACTCGAACCTGATCTGGGCGTCCCGCGACGAGTACATGGTCAAGGCCGCCTCGGTGAAGAAGTACGGCGTCGCGTTCATGGACGCCCTCAACGACGGGCTCCTGCCGGCCAGCCGCACCGCGGCGCGTCCCGGCCTGCCCGCGACTGCGGCCCCGGAACCGGCCGCTGGCGGCTGCGGGTGCTCCGGCGTGGACGTGCAGGTCAACTTCCGTGACGACCGGCTGCGCGACTTGATCGACGTCACGGTGACACCGAAGATCCGCGAGTCCGAGCAGCGGCAGGCGCACCGGGCGAAGGTCGGGAGGCGCTGACGTGGCCATCTCCTACATCGGTATCGGGGCGCTCGCCACGCACGCGGACACGATCACCCCGGCCTATCCGGCGGGTGCGACCGTCGGCCGGCTCGCGGTCCTTCAGGTGGTGTCTGCGCACACCGATGAGTCGATCCCTGCCACGCCGTCGGGATGGAATCTGGCGGGCACGGTGGCCGGCGGTGGTGGCGTGTTCGGGGCGGCGGCCGGGCCGCGCCGCCTGACGTTCTTCACGCGGGTGTTGCTCGGCTCGGATGCGGCGCCCACCGCGCGGATCCCTTCGGGGTCCACGGGGTCGCTGATCGCCGGGCGCATCACCATTCTGGACCGCAGCGCCGGGACGGGCTGGCGGTGGGCGGCCGCGTTCGCCGAGGACACCTCCAGCGGCACCGGCTTCTCCGCCGTGTCCACCACGGCGCTCACGTGGGCGGCCGGTGACGTCGCCGTCGTCGGCTACGGCGTCCCCCTGTCCACGGCCGCATTCAGCGCCGAGGCGATCACCGCGACCGGCATCACGTTCGGCGCAGTCACCGAACGCGCCGACGACGCGGTCACCGACGGGCACGACGCCCGCCTGGTCGCCGCCACCTGCTCCGTGTCCTCCGGCACGGGCACGCAGGCACCCACCCTGGCGGCCACCCTGTCCGCCGCGTCCACCGGCGTGGCCGGCGTGCTCCGCATCCGGGAGGCCGCCTCCGATGTGGAGGCCACCGCGCAGTCCGTGTTCCCGCCTCGTCTCCTGCTCAGCGCGACCGGGCTGCTCGCAGACAACATCGTGAGCGTGAGCCTGTTCCGTCAGGTCGGCTCCACCCTCACCCCGGTGCGGGCGGCCACCGACGTCGACACCAGCGGGCAGAACGTGCTGCTGCGCATCGACGCCGAGCAGCCCCTCGGGGTGCAGTTCGACTACCTGGCCGTCCTCACCGACGTCAACGGCCTGCACTGGGAGGCCTACTCCAGCCCGGTCACGTCGACGGTCACCTCCGATGTCATCTCGGATGCGATCCGCGGGATCGGCGCGGCCGTCACCATCCAGTCCTGGCCCGACAAGAAGCGCAGCCGGGACTCCGCCGTGTTCAACGTGGGCGGCCGCATCGTCGCCGTGAGTAAGCCCCGCTCGGGAGCGCAGGCCACCGTCACCGTGCGGACCCTCACCGACGAGGACGGCGATGCCCTCCAGGCGGTCCTGGACTCGGCGACCGAGGGCGTGGTCCTGATCCGCAAGCAGGCCACCATGGCGGGCGTCGACAACCACCTGGCCGTCGTCGCCGACAGCGAGGACCGCACCTGGTACAACGAGGTCCGCTTCTGGCAGCTGGAGACGTACGAGACCGAGCCGTGGCCTGACGAGCTGGAGGCCGCCGGGTTCACCCTCCAGAACATCGCAGACAACTACAGCAGTCTCCAGGACCTGGCGGACGCGTTCACCCCCGGCACCCTGCTCGACATCGCCATGTGGGACTTCGGGCCCTGACATGCTGGAAATGTCGGACCAGGCGCTCGCCATCGTGCAGCGCTCCTTCACCATGCGCATCCGCGCCGAATCGTGGCTGGGCGGCCAGCTCCTGGCGGACAGCATCCCGATCGCCGACGGCAGCGAGACCCGCGACCGCTCCCTTGCCGTCCCCGAACGCATCACCCTGACCGTGCCCGCCCGGGACCGCGGCGTCGACTGGGACCCCGGCGCCGACCCCGCGCACCCGCTCGCCGCCTACGGGCAGATGCTGCGCATCGACTACGGCGTCGAGGTCGGTAGCCACACCGAGTGGATCAACCGCGGCTGGTTCTTGATCACCGACACGGAGACCGGCGACGACACCGTCACCGTCACCGCACAGGGCCTGTTGACGCTGATCCAGGAGGCGGATTTCGTCGCCCCGTTCCAGCCGTCCAGCACCGACACCCTCGCCAGCGTCGCGCGGGCCCTGGTCGAACCGGCGCTGACCGTCAGCATCGACAGCACACTCACCGACCGGGCTGTGCCGCTCGGCATGCAGTGGGACACCGACCGTCTCGGCTCCCTCAACGAGGTGCTCGACGCATGGCCGGCCGACGCCGGGGTCACCGAGGACGGCTACCTCCTCATCGAGCCGCTCTCCGACAGCGGCTCGCCGGTGCTCGCCCTCACCGACGGCGTCGGCGGCACGGTCGTCAAGTGGCAAGGCTCGTCGAGCAGGGACGGAGCGTTCAACGCGGTCGTCGCCCAGGGCGAGGACTCATCCGGCAATCAGATCCAGGGCGTCGCCTACGACAGGGTCGCCGGCAGCCCGTTTCGCTACGGCGGCAACTTCAGCCCGCTGCCCGTTCCGTACCGCATGCAGACGCCGCTGCTTCGTACGGTCGCCCAGTGCCGGGACGCCGCGGCCGCCGGCATGACACGGCTGCGGCGCACCGCATCTCGGAAGTTGTCCGTGACGATGCTGCCGCACCCGGGCCTCATGACCGGCGACGTCGTGTCCGTGACCGGGGCCGGCCTCACCGCCGAGCCGGGCATCGTCGAATCCCTGTCGCTGCCCTACTCCCCGTCCGCGCAGACCCTGACAGTGAGGGTGCTCAATGGCTGACTGGGCGGACACCCGCGTCTCACTTGCAGGGGTCGGCACCCTGCAAGGCGTCGCCCTCACCGCCTCCGCGTCCGGCGCGTGCGTCGCCAGGATCGGCGGCATCGAGGTCACCGCCCGCGTCATCACCGGCCTGACCGTCGCCGCGAACGATCTGCTGCTGCTGACCCGCGCCGGATCCACCTACTGGATCATCGCGAAGATTCCGGCCGCCCCGGGATCCCCGCCCACGCCGCCCGCCGCCGGGTCCGGCCCGGACGGCGGCGACGTCGCCCCCGACCCGAAACCGACCGTCACCACGGGCAGGCTGGTGTGCGCGCCCGTCGCCACCGCCACCTACCGCGACGGCAGCTGGCGATCCGACAGCGGATCCATCAACAGCTACGACACCTACCAGGGCCGCTACGCCGGATCCTCGTACGGCCGGATGACGGGCTGCGCCTTCTACGGCAGCAAGCCCCGCACCCTCGCCGGGGCCACCGTCACCGCCGCCAGCATCCAGGTACGGCGCCTCACCGGCGGCGACTTCGCCGCCCGCACCGCCACGCTGCGCCTCGTCTCCCAGACCACCCGCCCCGCCGGCGCACCCACCCTCAACGAGACCACCAGCGGCCCGTCGCTGGCGGTCAACGCGTCCGGCACCTTCTCCATCCCGACGTCGTGGGCGCAGGCGATGGTCGACGGCACCCGCGGCGGACTCGCCATCAGCGTCAGCGCCGACAACCCCTACATCCGACTCGCCGGCCGCGCCTCCTGGTCCGCGGCCTGGACTCTGACCATCTCCTGGAGGCGTGGATGACCCAGCAGACCGCGAAGGGGATCACGTATCCCGAGTCGACGGACCACACCAGGATGTGGGAGCACTTCGAGACCCTGGCGGACGACGTCAACGATCTGCTGACTGTCGGGGACAACGAGGCTGAGGACACGAGCTCGCGCACGACGACGAGCACCAGCTACACCGACGCGTCCGGCGGTGCGTTCTCCACCACGATCACGGTCCCGCCGTCGGGGCGGGTGATGGTGGCGGTCCGGTCGACACAGCGCAACTCCACCACCCTGAACACGATCACGTCGTGGCAGGCGGTCGGGTCGACGTCGGGCACCGTGTACTCGGCGAACGACGGCGCGGCGATCATCGTGAAGGGCACGGACAACGTGTCGCTCCAGCTCACGAAACGACTCACCGGTCTGTCGCCCGGCGAGACCCTCACGGTCACCACCAAGCACCGGGTCAACGCAGCCAGCACGGCCACGTTCGACTACCGGTGCATCGACGTCTGGGGCCTCGTCTAGAGCTCCTGCTTCCCCCATCTGCCCGCCCGCGCGCGGGCGTTTCTCATGTCTGGAGGGAACCAATGTCCCAACCCACCATCGGCCGGACCGTCTTGTACCGGCTGTCGGAAGACGACGCCAAGCACATCACCCATCAGCGGGTGCACTCCGGCCTCACCGGCAACTTCGTGGAGGCGGGCCAGGTCTACCCGGCCGTCGTCGTCCGCATCTTCGCCGGCAACCCCAACGGAGTGGTCAACCTCCGTGTCCTCTTGGACGGCCAGGACCCGCCACTGTGGGCGACGTCCCGCCACGAGGGTGACCAGCCCGGCACCTGGGCCTGGCCGGAGCGTGTGTGATGGCCAGAACAGGCCCGCAGAGGATCCCCGGCGCCTCGCTCGCTCACTTCTACGGGACTGGCCAGTACTCCGGCTCCGACATGGACGTGAACTGCGGCGTCGTCCACACCACGGAGGGGCGCACGCTGCCGAGCTACAACGGCGGCGCGATCGCCCCGACGGTGACCGGCGTCCCGGACATCAAGGCGCGGAAGATCCGCTGGTTCCAGCACTACGACGTCGACGAGTCCGCGCGCGCCCTCGCCAACAAGTTGGGCGGCGTGCAGACCAACACCGCGAACGTCTTCCAGATCGAACTGGTAGGCACCTGCGACGACTCGAAGAAGTTCTCGTGGGCGGGGGCGAGGGCGGGCGTCGACTACCTGCACTGGCCGTCCGCCCCCGGCTGGGCGCTCGCCGAGGTCGCCTGGCTGGTGCGCTGGCTTCACGACAACCACGGCGTGCCGCTCACGTGCGTCCGCGACTGGCTCGCCTACGGGCTGGACGCGCGCCGACCCGGCGTCACCCCGGCGTCGTACGGCTCAGCGAACCCGGCCCGCATGACGTTCACCGAGTGGCGCTCCTTCACAGGGTGGTGTGGGCACCAGCACGTTCCTGAGAACGACCACGGCGATCCCGGCAATCTCAACTTCGCCCAGGTCCTCGCCATCGCCAAGGGCCAGACCAACACCGAGGAGGACGACGTGGCACTCAGCGACGCCGACCGAAAGGCCGTCGCGGCCGAGACCGTGAAGCAGCTGCTCGCTGCCGAACTCCCCTCGCCGACCGCGCCGCAGGGCACCGACCCAAACCGGTCCGTCGGCACCTACCTGCGCTGGCAGGACAAGCACCACGCGGACGTCATCGGCCGGCTCGACCGGATCGCCACCGCCCTCGAGCGGCTGCTCGCCGCCAGCACCAAGGAGTAAGTCCCATGCGCATCTTCGGCAGAGAGCCCGTCTACATCCTGGCGTTCATCTCCATCGTCCTGAAGCTGTCCGCCGCCTACGGCCTCGACGTCTCCACCACGGAGCAGGGGGCCATCATGGCCGTCCTCTCCCTCATCGTCGCCGTCGTCACCGCGATCGTCCTGAAGACCGGTGCCATCGGCGCAGCGATCGTGAACCTGGCGCAGGGAGTCCTCGCGCTCTTCCTCGCCTTCGGGTTGGGCATGTCGGCGGAACTTCAGGCGTTGTGGATGCTGGCCGTGGAAGGACTGGTCGCGCTGCTGCTGCACCGGGAGGTGACGGCGCCGGTCGGCTTGCTGCCGATGGAGGAGAAGAGCCCGATCAAGTCCGGCCCGCAGGCCCTCTGATCGGGGGCCGCACGTGCCGGATGAGTTGACGCTTGGCGAGCTGGCCCGTCGTCTGGATGACCGCACCAGCGACATCCGCGAGGACATCAAGGGCCTGTCCGAGGAGCTGGCCAAGAAGGTCGACCAAAAGTTGTACGACATCCGGCACGATGCGCTCGCCGCGCGGGTGGCGACTCTGGAGACGCTGCGGGAGAAGGATGCTGAGAAGATCGTGGCGACGCGGCGGTGGCTGATCGGCGCGGTCATCGTGCCGCTGGTGGGGATCCTCCTGCCGGTGATCATTCTGCTGGCGCGGGGGGCCGGGTCGTGAGCCGGGTGCAGCTGCGCGCGGAGGAGCGGCGGTGGCGGCGCGGGGACGGGCTGACGGTGCTGGCGGCGCTGCTGCTGGGGGCAGCGTTCGCGTGGGTGATCCTCAGCGTGCAGGGCCTGACCCACGATCTGCGTGAGGCCAACGCCGCGAGAGACGCGCTGGCCCGGCAGGTCGAGCAGTTGGGAGGGAGCCCGGTGGCTGGCCCGCCGGGGAGCCGGGGGGAGCCGGGCGAGGCTGTGACGGGCCCGCCCGGTCCGACCGGCGCGCAGGGGGACACAGGCCCGCCGGGCCCGACCGGACCGCCGGGTCCGTCAGGGTCTGCGGGCCGGTCGGGGGAGGACGGCACGGACGGTGTGCCAGGGACGGCGGGGGTGCCGGGCGCGGTCGGTGCCACGGGCCCGGCTGGCGGGGCCGGAGCGGCCGGGGTGGCCGGTCCGCCGGGGCCGCAGGGGGAGCCGGGCCCGGCCGGGCCCCGCGGGGAGCCCGGCCCGCCGGGCGAGGACGGTAGGGACGGGCAGACCTGCCCGACCGGGTACAGCTTGCAAGCACCGGCCTACGACCCGGACGCGATGGTCTGCCGCAAGGATGGTGCGCCCGAGCCAGCGCCGTCAGAGAGCGAGCAGAGCAGGCTGCTGGGATTGGATCCGCAACGGCGGCAGTACGCATAGGTAGATAGGTGGGTGGTCCCCGCCGTCTGTTCCTTCGGGGGCAGGCGGCGGGGATCTTTTCGCGTTCCCTGTATTGCGCCTTCCGGCCAGGCTGGCGCATTGTGGTCGTCCACCGTCTCACCGGTGCTCCCCCTGGGGCCGGCATCTCCCGGGGACGGTGGCCTGGCCCCCTTCAACCCCCAGGTGGAAGCGGTGGCAGTGGCCCCTGCTGCTCCCGAGCGGCAGGGGCTTAACCCTGCGCCCACTTCTCCGGGCCGCCACCCCGCCACTCGATCAGCGTGGTCGTCTGTACGTAGGTCTCGTCGGCGTCGTCAAGGCCAGCCCGCCGCAAGAACTCGGCGACGTCGAGGAGGCCGTACGCCATCCCGAGGAACTGATCGTCGACACGCACCCGACGGCCGCCGTCCGAGGCCGGCGGGTAGACCACGACAAGCTGTGTGGACGCCATGCGACCAGCGTGAGGCCCGGCACCGTCGTGCGCATGCGGAGCGGCGGCGGGGCTGGCACTCGGTCGTCCTCACTGGTGAGGAGGCGGGCACCGCGTTGACGAGCTGGCGCGAGGGGGCTCTGATCGTCTGCCAAGCTGGCGTCTCACATGGAGGAGGCCACGATGAACGGCTGGGGCGAGCAGGTTTCACACCGCGACGATGTCGAGCACTGCCTGTGCGGGTGCCGCGACTTCGGCGACGTTGTCGGCACCGACGAGGATGCGCCACCCGCAGACGAGTACCGGATCACCACGCGGTGACCATGTGCGGCTGTGGCCCATAGGCTCGCACGGTGATTGAGACCATCGTGTTCGACGTCGGCGAGACGATCACCAGGGATGACCGCTACTGGGCGTCCTGGGCCGACTGGCTGAACGTCCCCCGCCATACTCTGTCCGCCCTCGTCGGCGCCGTCGTCGCTCAGGGCCTCGACAACGCTGAGGCCCTCCGGCTCGCCCGGCCCGGTATCGACGTCGCCGCCGAGTACCGTGCCCGCGAGGCCGCCGGCGTCGGCGAGCACCTCGACGAGAGCGACCTCTACGACGACGTGCGGCCAGCGCTGCACGCGCTGCGCGAGCGGGGCGTGCGGGTCATCGTCGCCGGTAACCAGACGCCGCGCGCGGGTGAGCTGCTGCGCGCCCTGGAGCTGCCGGCGGATCTGGTCGTGACGTCGGGGGAGTGGAGCGTGGCCAAGCCCGAGCCGGAGTTCTTCCGCCGTGTGCTGGAGGTGGCGCAGGCCGCGCCGCAGGCGACGGTGTACGTCGGCGACCACCCGGCCAACGATGTGTTCCCCGCCCGCTTGGCGGGGCTGCGTACGGCACACGTGCGGCGTGGGCCGTGGGGTCATCTGTGGGCTGACGATCCGGACGTGGTCGCGGCGGCGGACTGGCGGGTGGACTCCCTCACCCAGCTCGTCGATCTCGTGCGAGCCTGACCGGTTCAACGCATCGGCCCCGCCGGCGTTGAGGACTGGCGGGGCCGATGGTGTACACGCCGCGTCTCCGCGCGAGTACCGTTCGGAGTGGACGCACCGAACTGGAGCCAGTATGCCCGCACTTCCTCATGGCGGAGTAGGCCGGCGGATCGCCTACTACCGCAGCGCCATGCGCCCCAAGATGACGCAGCAACAGCTGGCGGACACCGCCGCGGTGTCCCTCGGAACCATCCGCAAGATCGAGCGGGGCGAACGAGGCGTCAGCGACCCGACGCTGGAAGCGATCGCGGACGCGCTCGGCGTGGACCCGACCCGGCTGCGCTCGGACCGCGACGCCGCGCACACGCCGGTCCACGTCGCGCTGCCCGCACTGTCCGCCGCCCTGGTTGCGTTCGACATCCCCGACGACGGTGCCCCGCGCCCGCTGCACGAGCTGGAGACGGCCGTCGACGAAGCCGTGCAGTGGCGGCTGGCCGCCCAGTACACGCGCATCGCCCGCCGCCTCCCCGGGCTCCTCACCGATCTGGCGTGCGCCTACCACCAGGCCCCCGAGGGGGAGCGGGTCGTGCTCGCCCCGCTCATGGTGAGCGCCTGCCGGTCAGCTGACGCTGTCGCCTACAAGTTCGGGGCCCGAGACCTGTCGGCCCGCCTGGTCGACCTCATGCGCAGGACCGCCCCCGAAGCGGAGGACCCGGTGCTGGCTGCGGCCGTCGCCTACGTGCGCACCGAGACGTTCTTCGCCGCGCGCGCCCACACCCCGGGGCTGCGCGCCCTGGAGACCGCGCTCGACACCGCGCCCGCCCCGACCCAGGATGCGCAGATCGCGGCGCGGGGCGCCCTGCACATGCGGGCCGCCGTCATCGCCGGCCGGGCGAAGAACACCACAGCGGCACAGACCCACCTGGCGGAGGCGCGCGCCCTGGGCGATCGGGTGACGGAGGACGTGTACTGCGGGACCGCTTTCGGTCCGGACTCCGTGCGCATCCACGAGGTGTCTGTCGCGGTCAGCCTCGGCGGCGACCAGGTCGGCCAGGCGCTGGATGTGGCGCACGAGTGGAAGCCTCCGACCGCCCTGCCTGCCGAGCGGCGCTCCGGGTTCTACATCGAGTTGGCCCGCGCGCAGCTGTGGTCGGGTCAGGCAGAGCAGGCGTTCGAGTCGCTGAAGGTGGCCCGGCACATTGCGCCGCAGCACACGCGTGAGCACCCGTGGGTGCGGGAGGACGCGGCGACCCTGCGCCGTCTGCGACGGGCGGACTCCGAGACGCTGACGAATTTCGCCGAGTGGTGCGCCGCGGTCTGACCTGGCTACCCCAACTACCCCTCGCTGGGGTACTTGTGACTGCACGTTGCCCCCACCATCTGTTGCACGCACAGGAGCCAGCAGATGGGAGCCGGGGATGCCGGGCACACTCCCGCTCGCACCGACGGTCGTCGACCGGGGTGTGAGCATCGTCCGACTGCACGGTGAAGCTTGTTTTCACTGCGGAGCAGTCAGCCGGCCCCTGCGCGCGGCAGGACTGGTCGTGGTCCGCGGCTGCTCGCAGATCTGGCCCATCCGCACGTGCGGATGCCAGCGAGCGGCGGCGGCGTGACCGGCCAGCAGGGACCCCCGCGACCGCGCGAACGGCCCGGGGGCATGGCCAACCTGAGGAAGCAGGTCGACGTGACGCAACCTACCGCCACAGCGCCAGCTGCGGCAGCGCACCCCCCAGCCGATCCCCCCGACACCGTGACGATGCGCGAGAGTGTGCGCCTGCTGGAGGCCGCTGTGCTTCCCGTGCAGCCGCCGCCGGCCGCGCAGCTGGAGCTGCTGACGCAGACCGTGCGCGGGCACCTGGAGCTGCTCGTCCCGGAGGTCGAGCAGCTGGCCCGTCGCCTCGACGAGGGCAGCCCCGTCCGGCACTGTATGCAGGCCTGCATGGGCGAGGCACGTCTCGGGCTGCGGGCCACGCCGGCCGACCGCGGCGGACCAGTACGCCACGCCCGCCGCCTCGCCCGCGCACTGGCCACCCTGTGCGACCACTACGAGCAGAGCGGCAGCGGCCGATGAGCACGACCACCGCGTCCGCCCTGTCCGCCGAGTGCACGCTCGCGAAGAAGCCCGGCTATGGCGACGTGCACGCCATGTGCCGTCGGCTGGACGACGTGCCGCTGCCGCACGCCGCGGGCATCCTGCTGGTGGCCCGCTGCGGCTGCACCTGCCACCGCACGGGGGCCCGGTCATGAGCGCCGGCCTGCACGGCTGCCACGCCTGCGGGGAGCTGATCACCGACCCGGACGACGCCGTCTACGTGGGGCACGAGCCGGGCAACTCGGGGCCGGGCTGGGACATCTGGGCTCACCGCGCCCACGTCGACCAGGTCGGCCCGGACCCGGCCGCCGAGCGCATCCTGCTCCGGGTCCTGCTCGCCAGGGCGCGCGCGTCGTGAGAGCGATCGCCGGGCTGCTGCTGTACGTGGCGGCCGTGACCGCCCCGGTCCTCGCCCTGGTGCTGGCGCGGACGCCGAACTGACGCACCCCCACGGCGACCGCAGGGTCAGGGTCGCACCCCCGAAACGCCCGCCCCGTCGCAGGATCCGGAAGACCTCGGCGGGGCGGGCCCCAGAAGGAGACTGATGGACCCCGTCGACGAGCAGCTGCCGATCCCGCCGCCCTTCATGTGGGCATGCGCCGACTGCACCCAGCTGCTGCGCGCGCTGGCCCAAGTGATCGACGCAGACGCGGGCTGCTTCTACGAGCAGCTCGCCGTCGCCCAGCACCTCGCCCACGAGCACACCAGCGCGCTTCCCGCCCCGCACACGGACGGCTGTGAGCAGTGCCCCCGCTACACGATCCACGCCGAGGGGAAGCCTCCCGCAGGGCCGTGGGCTGAGCACCTCGCCCGCAGCCTGTTCCTGCACGAGAGCGTCGCCCGGCTGCTGTGAAACAGCCGCAGCGAGCCCCCGACTTCAGGCCCCACGCCAGCGGCATGTCGCGGGGACAGCCCTCCTAGACTGGCCCGTCCCGAGCAACCGGAAGAAGGAACCCATGCGACCCGCGCGCTTCCAGGACTGGCTGATCAACACGGTGAAGAACACGCCAGGAGCCGACCGCGTCCAGACCCTCGCAGACGCCGGCGACAGCAAACATCCCTTCGGCCTGTCGGTCATCCGCGGCGGCCGGGAGGAGCGATGGCAGATCACTCACCAGCTTGCGGATGGGGAAAAGCAAGAGCACGAGGACCGGCCCGTCGAAGGCACGCCGTACTCGGCGCCTGCACCACAGCCCAGCGACGCCGCCGACGTCTGGCTCGCCGGAGTGATCGGTGCCGCTGAGTGCCCGGAGATCGACCGCGTCACGCGCTGGACCGACCGGCCGGACCCTTCTACACAGGCCGGCGTCACCGTGTTCTTCCACAACGGCAGCCGGAACTTCATCCGCCCCCTCTAGACCCTCCCTGCTCGTCAGGACCTGGCCGCGCAGGGAGTTGCACAGCACCACCAGTCAGCACCACCACAACGATGTGAGGAGCTCGATATGGAGGAATGCCTGCACACCCGCCCCGGCGGCCGGTTCGACCCGAGCATGACCGAAGGTAGCTGCCCGGTCTGCGGGGCCGGTGTCGGTGCCGCGCCGGGGGAGCCCGTAGCCATGCACCAGCGGCAGGGCTCGCTGGAGACCTGCCCCGGCTCCGGACAGCCCGCCGCCTGA